GCGGGCCAGCTATTAAAAAGGTTGCAGGTTCAGTCGCACCTTTCGGACAGAAGTTTGAAGTCAACAAAGCACTCTTAAATAAGATTTTCAATCCAAGAAACGATAATGAATTGAAAAGAAATTTAAGACAAATTCTCGACGAAAGTGCAAGAAACGTTCGTTCCGCACAATCCCGTCGTGAATGGTTACGCTGGCAGGTGCTGGCAAAAGGTGCAATCACGTTCAAGGACGAAGCAGAAAATGCAAGATTAGCAGTTGACTTTGGAGTTCCTTCAAATCACAAAATTGCTTCCAGTGCATTAGAAGGCGACGCTTGGGACGGAACTGCACCAAAACCGTTAAGCGATTTAATTAGTGCTTGCGAAACTTATTACGATACTAATAAAGAAATGCCTACTAATATCGTAATGAGAAGACAGGAGCTTAGAAAACTGACAGGCTCCGCAGAAGTTGCAAGCGAATTTTCCGATAACGCCACTAGAATTACACTTTCAGTAATTAACGATTACTTGGTTAGCTTAGGTTACCCGGAAGTAATGGTTTATGATGAATTTGTGAAACTAGAGGACGCAAAGGGAAGACCAACTAATACTGAATACTTTATTCCGGAAGGCCGAGTTGTACTTGTGAAGCAAGCGGCCGGACAGGAAATTGAAGATACTGGCCGTCTAGTAATGGGGCCGGTTGCTGAAAACGACTTCAATCCCGGAATTTTCACAACAATATTCGAGGAAAATGACCCTCGTAAATACTGGCACTTTATGAAAACTGAAATGTGGCCAGCGGTTTACAATCCAGAGTATGTATTCTATATGGACGTACTTGCGTAATATTGGAAAACTAAGGCCCTCGCTGATACGTAATGTTCGTGAGGGTCTATTTTTTTAGAAAGTTGGTGAAATTATGAAAAAATCTGATAAAAAAGAAGTAAAAGTTGCTGAAAAGGAAGCTGAAAAGAAGGTTGACAAAAAGACCGTTGAAAAAGAAGTTGAAGTTGGCGAAGACAAAGTGAAAGTTAAAGCTGTTTGGACTGTTGGATATCCGGCGGGAGAGAATAAGAAAATTTATTCTGACGGACAGATTTTCAAAGCGGATATTAAATGGGCAAGGGAACAGGCCCGGGAAGGTAAAGTCGAAATCCTAGAGGAAGCAAAGGCCAAGACTATTGACGAACTTCTAGAAATGTATAAGGCAGAATACGGTTGGTATTCAATCCCGGGAATTGAAAAGAATGTGAGAAAAGAAGAAGCGGTAGAGATTTTAAAAGAGAAGAAGGGATAATATGCCTACTTTAAGCGAAGCGGAAAGATATTATTCTGAAAGGCTGTGGACTGAAAACTGGGAAGACGCAAACGAAAATACTAGAAAAACTGCGTTGGCCCACGCTAAAAAAGATATAGATAATTTGAGTTCCAGTTCTAAATTCTCCACAGAGGATTATAAAAAGGCCGTATTTGAGCAGGCAATTTTCTTGCTTGACTTAGGCCCGGAAGACTTGAAAAGGCTTAGCTTGCAGGCACAGGGCGTTAAGAGCATTAGTCTAGATAAGTCGGTCAGCGAGAATTACGTAATAAACGGAACAGCTTATGCTCCGGCAATAATGCACTTGAAAGAAAAATATAAACTTCAAGTTGGTGATTTGTTATGATAAGAAGCTATTTCAATGCGGAAGCCGAATCTATCAAATTAAATACTGGCCCGGACGGTTACGGCGACGCAGAACTTTCAGAAATTGCAACAGGGGTCAGTTGCCGCAAAATGAAAATTGATGAATTAAAAAAAGATAATAAAGGAAAAGAAGTAATCTCTACTGTGGAAGTTTGGCTTCCCGGAGGCATTCAGAGGCTTACTACTGAAAGTGAAATAGTGTTCGAAGGTGAAAGTTTCAAAGTGATTTCCTCGCAATTTGTATCCGGTCTTATATCAGACAGTTTTCAGAAGGTGTTCTTAAAATGAAAGGCGATAATCTTTTCGAAATGAACGTCGAGGAAATGGAAGAAGATATAAAGAAGGTACAAAAAGCATTTGAACAGGCAGAGGAAGCCGCTTTAAAAGCAATACAAAATGAGATTGCTTCAATTACTTTCGATTTACTCGGTGAGGGAATGCGACGTGCTCCAATATATCAAGGTTATCTTCGTGGAAGCGGGATTGCTAAATTGAACGGGAAGCAGACAGCACACACAGAGAGTTCCGGAAAAGGTGATGCTAAAATTGTGAAGGATTTCAAGGCCGGAAATATCAGCCTGCAAACTCTTGTGAATAAGTTAATGGGCGAAATTGCTTTTACAGCAGGATACGCAACAACCCAGCACGAAAACCAAGAGTTCAAGCACCCAAAAGGTGGGGAAGCAAAGTATTTAGAAAATCCTTTAAAGGAAAAATATCCCTTATATATGACAGAAATTGTAAAAGCTATTGAGAATGCTCTTGATAAAGGAGGACTGTAAATGTCTTTTCACAAAGAAATTATAAATGAGCTTGAAAGAAATAATGTCGGAACATTCGGCGATAATCTATTTTTGGGGTCAAGTCCTTCTATCGATTCAGAGCATCTGACTGTCTATAATACAGGCGGGCCAACTCCGGAAAAAGACCAAACCAAAGTTCTTACATTTCAGTTCATAACTAAGGCTGAAAAATATGTGGACGCAGAGGAATTAATGAAAAAAGCTGATGAAGTTGTGCGTGAAAGGTACAATTTCTTTTTAGGGCCGTATCGAGTTTTGCTAATGGAAGCACAGGGCGAGTTCGGTCATATAGGAACAGACGATAATGACAAGCATTTATTTAGTTCAAATTATAGTGCTTGGGTAAGAAAATTAAATTATTAGAGAGGTGAGTTTTAATGACTACTAAAGCAGTTAAAAATCCCGGAAATTTCACAGTCGGGGCAACAGAGATTTTTGAAGGGCCTTACGGCTGTACTAAAGAGGAAGCAAGGAATGTTGGAATAACTCAAGGTGGCGTTTCATTCAGTCAAGAAGTTTCTTTCAGAGAGTTTGACGATGCAGACCAGTATTTAGGCGTTGTGGGGATGGCTAAAATTGGCGAAAGAATGGAAATTACTTTCACGATGAAAGAAAACGTTCTAGAAAATATGAAATTAGCTTGGGGCCTAAGCGACGACCAAATCGACGAAGTAAACAACACTTTATTTTTTGGTGGCGACCCTTCCGTTGATTATAAAACTTTATTTATGGACGGCCCAGCACCCGGCGGGGGTCAGACAGAATATACTTTTTGGAAAATGTTTCCAATTTCAGCTTCCGAGGTAGAATATACCAAAGAGGAAAACACAATTTATGAAGTTACAATGCTGGCAATCGAGGATATTACAAAACCGGAAAAACAGAGAATCGGAAAGAGAGTTGACGTTTATGATGATACCACTCCACCCGCTGTTAATTCTGTTGTTCCTGCTGACGACGGTGTGGATGTTGCATTAGATACAGAAATCGAGTGGGTATTCAGCGAAGATATTCAGCAAAGAGATATTACCGCTGGAAACTTTAACGTTGTGGACGGAACAGGGACAGAAGTTGTCGGGGACTTAGCTTATAATCCCAATAACTTTACGGTAACATTCACGCCGGAAACAGCACTCGCAAATGACACACTATATTTAGCATTTGTGTCAGCCGAGGTCAGAGATATGGCAGGCAATGAAATGGGCGAAAATCACAGAACAGCATTTACCACAATTGCGTAAACTTGGTTAATCAAATAAATAGGGGATAGTATTTGAGCTATCCTCTTTTTTTAAAGGAGGATTTATTTTATGAGTAAAGCTGATGATATTTTAGTGCCAGAAATGAAAAAAGTTGCTGTGGGTCAAGAAACATTCGAAATCGGGCCAATGGTTAGAGCTAAATATGGAAAATTGATAAATGTTTTTGCAGAAATGTTGCTTGGAATGAGTAAAGAAGAACTTGACAATATTGATGAAAATATCGCTGACGTAGTCGCTTTAATAAGTGATGAAGCACTTCTGACTTTATATGCGACCGTTCTTGACAAAGACGAGGAATGGGTGAACGATAATTTATATCTCGGGCAGGAAATTGCCTTACTTGAAACTATTCTTGAAGTAAACGACGTTGAGATGATTGTCGAAAATTTTACCAAAGTTCTAAAGAGGAAGGCGATAATTCAGAGAGCGAAGGAAAAACTAAACGGGTAACAGAAATTGAAGCGATAGAAAAAATCGCCCACACTTACGGAATAACACCAACCGAGGTTATGTGGACGTATTCTAAAAAACAGATTGAAGAATTGTTTGCTGTGATACAGGATAGAGAAATAGAAGAAATAAATAGAACGTATAATATGATTAGGGTCGCAATGTCTAAAGACGCACCCGAAAAGTTTATTAGCAAAAATGCTGATACAGGGAACAAGGAAACTACTTTAGGAAGTGTGGGAATTGCTTCCGAAGAAGAACAGAAAAATCACAATCCAAACCTAAAACTTAGGAGGTGAGTTTATGGCTTATAATGCAGGTTCAGTCGTCACAAATTTTACAGCAGGAATAAAGGATTTTAGAGCAGGCGTAAAGACTGTGAAAAAAGATTTGCAAGGTCTTTCCAGCTCGGTAAAAAAGGCAGGAACTAAAATGAAGTCAGCGGGGGCAACAATGACTAAAGGAGTTACCGCTCCGTTACTTGCAATTACAGGTGCGGCAGTTAAATTTGGAACTGATTTTGAGGACGCAATGACTAAATCGACTTCTATAATGGGCGACGTTTCAAGTGAAATGAGAAAAACAATGGAAGATACAGCCCGGGAAGTTGCTTTAACAACTAGTAAATCAGCAAAAGAAGCGGCAGACAGTTATTACTATTTAGCTTCTGCTGGGTATGACGCCGAGGAAGCAATGGCGGCTTTACCAAAAGTTGCAAATTTTGCAACGGCTGGTAACTTTGATATGGCGACCGCAACTGACCTTTTGACTGACGCCCAAAGTGCGTTGGGTCTTTCCGTAGAAGATACCGCCGAAAATATGGAAAATATGGAACGAGTTTCTGATGTACTAACGGCCGCACAGAATATGGCAAATGCTAGCACACAGCAGTTTTCAGAAGCAATGACTAATAAGGCGGGTGCAGCATTAAAAGCTGTTAATAAAGATATTGAGGAAGGTGCAGCGTTTTTATCCGTACTGGCAGATAAAGGTAAAAAAGGTTCAGAAGCGGGTGCAATTCTTGCAAGAACTCTTGATTATTTGACCGACGCCCAACAGAAAAACGGCGACGTTTGGGAAGATATGGAAATGAGTATCTATGACAGCGAAGGCGAAATGAAGAATATGTCAGATATAGTCTCAATGCTGGAAGGCGAACTCGCAGGAATGACTACACAGCAGAAGGACTCTACCTTAAAGCAACTTGGTTTCAACGCACAGACTAGAAGTACAATTAAACTTTTACTCGGAAGCTCAGAGCAAATGCGGCAGTATGAATCAGATTTAAGAAACGCCGGTGGTGCTACTGATGAAGTTGCAAATAAGCAAATGCAGTCAATGAAAGAACAGCTCGGACTTGTAAAGGACGGTTTGATTGATATTGCACTTTCAATCTATGAAACTTTACAACCGGCAATAGAAAAGTTACTTTTACCAATGTTACAGGGTATTGTAAAGGCTGTCGGGAAAGTTGCCGAATGGTTTGCGAAACTTCCCGAGCCAATTAAAATATTTGTGGGAAGTTTGACCGCTTTAGCAATTGCGATTGGCCCAGTTTTAATGGCTTTCGGAACATTTATGACTGTAATCGCTCCACTTATTCCGACAATCACCGCCGTGGGAACAGCTATTATTGGTTTAGGAGCAGGGCCGTTAGTTGCGATAGTTGCAGCTGTTATTGGTGTAATAGCAATATTTACTACTTGGAAAGAAGAACTAATGTCGTTTTTAAAATATTTAGTTGATGTGTTTATAGGAACTTGGTTGAAACTTCCAGAGTATTTTCCACAGATTTGGGAAGATATTACTACAATAACTAGCAATGCTTTAAAAGGTTTAAGAAATACTATGAGTGGTTTAATGAATAAAATTGTAACTGTGTTTAGTAATGCTTGGAAGGCAATTCGAACTTCCACCAAAACTATTTGGACAGGGATAAAAAATGTGTTGAGTGATATACTTGACGTAATTTTAACTTTATTTTTGAACTGGACACCAACAGGTATAATTATTAAATACTGGGATGAGATTCTTAGTTACACTAAAGATATTTGGGGTAAAATTAAAGATTTTATAATAAATATCTGGCAGTCTATTATGGACTTTATTGGTAATTCTGAATTTATACAAACAGTAATAAATCTTTATGATGATATGAAAATTGCTATTATAGACAGTTTTGTTGCTATGAAAGATGGTGTTGTAAATGCTTGGGAAACAATCACAAACGCAATTACAAACTCAGCTATTTGGAAATCTGCTGTTGAAATGTTTCAAAGTTTTATAAGTGATTTTGCAGGTGCTTTTTCAAGAATACCAACTTTAATAAAAGAAAGCTGGGGTAAAGTTATAGATTTTACTTCTGATGCTTTTAGTAATTTAGCTAAAGACATGAAAACAATGTTTAATAATGTAGTGGATTGGATACCAGGAAAAATTGGCGAGATTGTCGGTGGAATTAAAACTTTTTGGACTGATGTTTATGACTACCTTTCAAATCAGAGCTTATATTCTGTGGGTAGGAATATAATCACCAGTTTAGCTGACGGTATTAGTGCAGCAATGAGCAAAGTTGTAAATTCTGTGAAAAATGTTGCTTCGGGACTTACAGATGCTGCTAAAAAAGCATTAGGTATTGCATCTCCTTCTAAAGTATTCGCTGGAATAGGAAAAAATATTGGCGAAGGTATGGAACAGGGAATTGAAGGTAAAAAAAGGGATATTGCCGATAAAATAACACAGGTTAAAGACCTAATGACTTCTAAAATAAATGTGGAAAGTATGCAAGTAAATCCGTTAGCTGAAAAAGCTGTTGGAACTACAAACAATTCTAGCAATATTCACAACGACTTTAGGCCAACTGTTAATTTAGGTGGCGGAAATACAGATACAGAATCAGAAAGAAGAAGACAAATGGAACAGATGTTAAGAAAACTTGGTGCACAATATAAATTGAAAGGGTGATTTTAAATGGCAAGTTTAACAAATGATGGAGAAAAGCTGGTTTTAAATGCTGTATTTAGAAATACCGGCTCCCTACCAGCAAATATATATTTAGGACTTGCAACTAATGCTAGAGGAAGTCTTAATGAAACAGTACAGCTTTCAGATTTAACAGAGGTTGACGACGCTGGTTATGAAAGAAAAGAAGTGATATTTACTGCTCCAGTAGAAAGTAATGATGCTTTTCAAATTGAAAATAATGCTCAAATTGAGTTCGGGCCGTGGGCAGAAGACGAGGATACTGGAATTGTATATGCTTTCTTAACTGATTCACAGACTGGGACTTCCGGAATTGTGATTGGCTTATATGAATTTACGTCAGCTAAAACACCTTTAGCGGGAGAAGCACAAATTGTAACTCAAGGAAGTTGTAAATTCAGTATTAGTTAAAGTAGGTGAAATTATGTTAATTAGCTTTATAAATTCAGAGGGAGGTGTTCTAACACTCCCGGAAAATAATAAGTTTATACTGAACGACTGGGCTGGATTTGCGAACACCTCTCACTCTTTGAAAGAGAATAAAGCACCGGAACAAATAGGTACAACTATAATTAATAGGATTTTTTCTTCTCGAGTAATTGATTTGCAATTTAGAATGGTGCGTCAGAACAGGCAGAATTTATTTAATCTAAGACGGGAAGTAATTTCTAAATTAAATCCAATGTTAGGTCAAGGAAAGATTGTGTGGCAACAAAATGACGGCACAGTTTTTCAAATTAACGCTGAATTAGAAAATTTACAAATGCCTTCCGGAGATGCTCAAAGCAACACTTTCCAAGAAGTACAGGTGAGTTTTCTAGCAGAAGACCCTCGTTGGTATGATTTTGAAATTACTGAAATTGACTTACTTTTAGATTCAGAGGTTGCTTTATTAAATAATGGCGACACCAAAACCCATTGTGAAATTGAGATTACTGGGCCGGTCAAGAATCCAAAAATATATAATTTAACCTCTGGGAAAGTCATTATAATAAATAGAGAACTGCTAGCCGGTGAAAAGGTAATTGTAAATACAGAATTTGGCAATAAAAATATTTCTTTTATCAATGAAGACGGACAGAATCGCAGGGCAATGAGTATTCTTGATTTAGATTCTGAATTATTTTATTTAGAGAAGGGTACTAATAGTCTATTTTGTGAGGGTGCATACACGACAGAAGAAACAGATTTTAAAATAAAGTTTTACAACAGATATTTAGGAGTGTGATAAAAATGGCTTTAGGAGACTTAAAAAAAGATTTAAACTCATTACCAATGCCTGTTTCTGTAGCAATTTCAAATAGTGGGAAATATGTAGTTGCTTTGCATGGTGGAGATATGATGGGAGCTACCAATTATTATATATATAATTTAGAAACAGATGCTCTAGAAGTTAACACAACTTTACCTTCAATAACCGGATTAAGTATAACTATTGCTGGTACTGAAGGAAACGAAAAAGTTATTATAGGTGAATTCAATGGAAACATTCATTTTATGGATTTATCAAATATGATAACAGAAACAACAAATGTTGTTACAGATACATTTGGTGTAGCTGCTGGTAAAATACCATTAAAAATAAAAGATAATGGTTTAGATTTTAACAACCCAGATTTTAGAATTGGTGTTTCATACGCTTCTCAAGATAACACTGATATAATGTTGTTAAATCCTTCTAACTTTAGTATCGTTAATAACGTTAGTTATACTAGTATAGATGTACCTATGATAGAAGATTTTGATTTGTTATATGATGAAACTGTATCTAAAACAACTTTAATTTATCCTGGTTATAATAATAGTACCGCCACTAATTTTTTGCAATTGATAGTTGAGAATGAAGCAATTCCTGCTCAAATTGAAATACAGAATGCTGACCTAATTAGCAGTGTTATTACTAATATGAGTACATTTAAACAAATAAAACTATATAAAGATTCTGCTACTGGAGATAAAATTGCTAAATTATTATTATATGGTTTTGATGAGTCTGATGGAGGTCAAGATAAATATTCAGAAATCATAGATTTTAATATAGCTTCTGAAACTATGTTGAATAGCACTACAATTACAGAAACTGCTTATAACACCGATGGACAAGTAATAAATACAGCTATATTGGACAAAGATACAGTTATAGCTAATAAAAATGCTACTGATATTGTTGAAATACAAGACTTAAATACTGTAATTACAACTGTTACTAATATTCCAAAATTTGTAGTTTCTAATAATAGCGAGGTATTTCTGATATTAGAAATAACTGGTTATCAAACACAAGATGAGCAAATTTCTGATGTCAAAGTTTATGAGGGTATTATTACAGCATCTGAGCCTAGCTTAACATTTCCAACAGAGGAAAATATATATTTCTTTGATGAAACGAATACTCTAATTACAGAGCTTGATGTAGGACAGCTTTCACCAATCAAAGACACAGATATTTACCCAGTGAAAATTGCAACAAATATTACAACAGATACATTTGAAAGTGTTACTTTAGGTACTACTCAAAACAACGTTAATTGCTTAATGTCAGCAACTGAAGATCCATTTGAGAGTTTAGAGCAGATTACAATTCCGTTTACAAATGAAGACACAGTTACAATTTATTTGAAACTCTCTACTGATGAAGTACAGACTGTGGGCAGTGCTTCACTAGAATTACTTGTTGTTGGTAATTTAGCGACTTAGAAAATAGGAGGAGGAATAAGAAATGCAAATTAAATATTACAATCCTCCTGTGAATAATTTAGATTTGAAATATACACAAGCTCACAATTTCTTAGATATTAATTATTCAAATAAGTTTGTAGGAACTGTGAGCTTACTTTTTTCTAAAGTTGATAATTTAGTCAATCTAAATTATTTTAATGGGTTTATCAATAATCTAGACTTGGTTTATAATGGCAAGGGTACTAATATCTTAAAAGCTAATTATGAAATACAGGATAATAAACTTGGTATTAATTATCTTAATTCAGAAATGTACTCATTAAAATTGAATTATGAAAATAAATTAGCTGTTCCTTTGTCTATTAAATATAATCTCTCTGATAATGGTTTAAACTTAATTTATACTGGAGCTAAATATCTAAATAAACTAACACTAAATTACAACAAAGTTGCGGCTGACACTTATCAAAACAGTTTAACTATTAAATATGAGTTAACAGAGATACCTGTTTTAGAAATGAGTTTTGAAGCAGTTACAAACTATGAAGTTAGTACTAGCTTGGCTTATAGTTTAGAAAACAGTATTAACTCTAATTTTAGTTTATTGATTAGTAGTACTTTCGAATCAATTAAATATTTGGCAACTTCTAATTTAGAGATACAGTCGGTAAAATTAAAAGAGTTATTAGAGGCTTTCAAATTTGAAACAGTTTCAGAATTCAGTTTATTTGTAAAGTCTATTACTAATAATACTGTAATATACATTCTCACACCAGATTTTGATTTACTTGCTATTTTGGAAGAATATCAAGATTTTGTGTGGAATAGAAAATGGCGTAGTGTTGATGATTTTCGATTAACAATTTCTAAAAAACTACCTTCCTCTAAATATTTGCAACTTGAAAATTATATTGCTGTGAAAAAGGGTGATAAAGTTACAGCCGGTAGGATTGCTAAAAGAAATCTTAAAAAAGAAAATGACAGCGAATTAATAACAGTTTCCGGAAAAGGGCTTGGAGAAATATTTGAAAATAGAATCGCTTTCAATAAGGTAAATACTGATAGTGGTTATGATAGTTTCTCTGGGCCAGCTGAAAGTGCTATGAAACATTATGTTGATGTAAATGTTATAAATCCAACAGAGGTTGACCGAAAAGTAGATAATCTTATAAATGAAACTGACAGAGAAAAAGGTGCGACTATTAATTATAGAGCAAGATTCCAAAAAATTTCAGAAATACTATATGAAATTGCTAAGACCACAGGACTTGGTTGGGAATTAGAAATTGATTTAGAAACTAAAGAGGTCATTTTTAAAGTCTTGACAGCTAAAATTAGAAAAGGTGTAAGGTTAAGTCCAAATTTTGACAGTGTAAAAATGATACAGTTTGAGGAAAATAAAAGCTCACAGGAAAATAAAGTTGTTGTGGCAGGTCAAGGTGAAGGTGCAGACAGAATGATTAGAACAGTTTCAAGAAATGAGGTGTAGTAATGGGTTTAGAAATAAGACATTTTCAAAAAACTCTCTCTTTTAATATTAAAGACACAGAGGAAACAAATACGAAGGTTTTCGATTTACAAGGGCATGTTGTAGCTTTCTTAGGTGCAAAGCATATTAATCTTGAGGAAGGCTCTTATTATATAACTTTGAATGAGGGTGAGGAATATGAGAGTACTATACAACGTAATTTTGGTGTCACAGCTGAATGGTGGTATGATTTAGACGGGGAAAAAAGAGTGTGGAGTATGGGTGTACAAGAAAAACACTTTTATCCAAAAGATAGCTTTATACTAAAAACTGTGGACGGTGTGCCGGTAAGACCTAATAAGGTTGCATTTATAACAGGGGGTTTCGGGCCTAACTTTTATGCACCTATATTTGGCACTACCCCAGCAAAAATTGAAATCGAGTTTTATTATATTACAGAATCGACTACATTTACTTTACCAATAGAAACTAATATTGAAGACGGTAAAGAGCTGATTCTTCAAACTGATAAATTAACTCCTGTGGAAGCGGGTAAGTATGAATTAAAGTTAGGTTCAAAGGGAATTTTAGAAGACGCTTATTTACCATATTTTATTGAGAATGATATGTACACTGCTAGAGAATTAGATTTGATTGAGCAGTATAATGACACTTATTCTGATAGTATTGACAAATTCTTTTATGATATTGAAAGAGTTAATCAGACTCCTTTTCTTGATGAGCTTGTTGGTGCTTATGGGTATGTTCCAAAAGAAGTTGATTTCAATTTCGACTTACCAATCAATAATAGAATAGAATCAATTGAAGAAGCGGTTACCTTTGAGCTTGACCCAATAAGTGATAAAATAAGAAATCCTGATGATTTGTTTAATATGAGATTTAGTAAAGACAGTACCTTTGAACTAATGAGTAATATAAACCTAAGTAACTATCAGATACCGGAATATTTTCCGGAAGAGAATAAATTTATAAGAGGCTCTAATATTGTAGCTAATACAGAGCAGGGAGATTTCCCACCCATAACTAATTACTATGAAGAAGAGGCAGGAACACAATTTTCACTAGAAGGGAATGGCCACACTATTAGTAATTTTAAAAATCATAGTCAATATAGTTCCAATGGTGTCGGGCTTTTTGGTATGAATGGCACAGCAAGCGGAAGTTATGATTGTTATATTCGTAATTTAAATATAGAGAATGTAGATATCTTGGGTAACGATGTTATCGGGTCTATTCTTTCACTATCAATACCCGATACTGATGACAGTGGTGGTGTTGCAATATGAGTATAACCTTAGAAAATATAACTGTTACCGGAAAAATTGTTGGACAAGACTTTGTAGGAGGTCTTGTTGGAACAGGGGAAGACATTACAATAATTAGCTGTAATTTTGAAGGGGAAATTGAAGCTAATAATAATGTAGGTGGTTTAGCTGGTGAAGCGAGTGGTTTAATAGAAAAATCTTCCTCTGTATGTGATATAAATGGAAGCAGTAATATTGGGGGTTTGGTTGGTAGTGGCGATATCTCTATAATTAATTGTTATTCAAGAAGCAATTTAACAGGTACAAGTGTATTAGGAGGGTTAGTAGGAAATGGTGATGGTGCAAGTTTAATAAACTGTTATTCAGCAAGCAGTATTAACACAACCGGTATGAAAGGTAGCTTAGTAGGAAACAACGGCCAATATGTAGTAAATAGTTGTTACTACAATCAAGAGCTAGTAAACTCGTTAAATTACACTCAAGGTGAAGGTAAAACCACAGAAGAAATGATATTTCCAATTGATTATGAGAGTATTTATCTTGGCTGGGATTTTGAAGAAGTTTGGGATATAAAAGAGGAAGTAACTGAAGGCTACCCATTTTTTGGTGGAGACGGAATGCTTTATATGCTATTTAACGCACATTCTAGTTTGAATAGTTTAGAATTAAGTACAGCTTTTTTCATTAATTTAAACTCACAAACTGAATATATCTCAGAAATAACTCCCTGGTTTCCGATTATTAGAACTAATATGGTTTCTAGAATTACTAATGGTGCTTTTGCTTCCGGCACTCTGTTAAGACCCGGGCCTTATGAAGATGAGCTTTGGAATAGTGGTGTAAAAGGTTTTTTTGAATATGTACCAAATACACAAACATTTGAGGATTTAGCAGCTCAAGATACAATGCCTATTAGACTTCCTGTTAAAAGTGCTGAAACTACTTCTGTGCATATATCAAGAGATATCCATTCTAATGATACAGAAATATATTTAGAAAATTTACCAAATGAGTGGTCGATAGATTCAGAGAATGAATTTAAGTATTTAGGTATTACAGATGGTAATAGAGATGAAATAATTGGTTATAGTCAGACTGGGTTTTTAGATGGTGAATATGTAATTATGGATGTTAAAAGAGGATTAAGAACTTCAACAGCACAAAGTTTTTCAGTAGGTGAAGATACAGTTGTTTATTCATCTTCCTTAGAAATGTCTTTAACTTGGGATGATAAAATTATACCACTTGGAAAGCGAACTGAATATTTATTTAGGGCTGGAATTGAAATAGACACTAGATTAAGCACTACCGGTGAAAGAGTTACTTTTAGGTTTTATGGTGGAGAGAGAAAACTCGGTATCGATGAAACCGAGCCACTCACCGGTTTAGAAATGGGAGAATTATTCATTGACGCTCGAGATTTAGAATTTGAAGATGAGCTTTTTGATAGAGCTAAACTCGAATTTGAAGAGATGGGGTTTGAAGCCTGGAATTTAGATGAATTTAAAGAGTGGACTTGGGAAGAATTTAAGGATATAGAAACACCACAATTTGAAACAATGACGCTTGCTGAATTAATTAAAATAGCTTCCAATATCACAGATTATACTGAAAGAGATTTGGTAAACAATTACAGCAGAGATGAAATTGAGCAGATAATTCAAGATAAGCTGAATATTGTAACTGCTGATGAAATAAATTCTTGGGATTTTGATGTCGCTAAATTAGTAGCTCGATTATTAACGGGTGAGCCTTCCGGAGCTTATGAGGATTGGACTGAAAGAGAAGTAAAAGATTTTTTAATTACAATGCTGACTAATGAGTTTAATTTTGAAGATTTTGAAGATAACTTTCCATTTGATAAGTGGGAAACTATAATGAAATCTAGACTGGAGCTTGTGATTAATAATGACGCTTCAATTGAAGTAGAGTACAATCAGTATGGGCCTTACAATTATATGGTAGATTTTCAGCTGGGCGATATCATTGTTGTAGAATATCCGGATGTATTTAGAGCTATGATTAGAATTATTGAAGTAAAGGAAGAATATACACCAGAAGGTAAAAAATACACTTTAACATTAGGTAAAGAATTTGACACGCTTATTTCGGAAATTAAAAAGAATAATGACAATGTCAGTAGGAGGCTTTAGAGCACACTTTAAAATAGATATAAAAGTAAAAAGTGGGGTGTTGGATGTAGTGGGAAATCAAAGGGAATCTTTAGAAGTCAATAATATTTGGGAGTTACTTGCTAAAATTGAAAATATAGATAATAAAACTTCAAAGCAATATGAAAGTTTAAGGGAAGAAATGACCGCTGTGAGAGAAGTTTTGAATAATGGGATAGTTTCAGCGACTAAGGCTAACACAAAGGCAATTGAGAATTTAAAAGATATTGTAGTGGAATTAAATACTTGTGTAGCAACTGATGAAGCTGAAAGGGAAGGTAAAAAAACTGCTTTAAAAGTAATAATTGGAATAGTTTCCGGAGTTGGAAGTGGAATAGTTACAACGCTGACTATATTATATCAGTTGGGGGTGTTATAGAATGAAAAACGGTAAAGTGGTTAATGATTTTCAAATAACAGAACATTTTAATTTAAAAGAATTTGAATGTAATGATGAAACTAAGGCTGTGAAACTGCATCCTAAATTACCACAGAAACTTGAGAACTTGCGGCGACTGGTTTCCAAAGAATTACGCCGGGAAACACCACTTTTAATTACTTCCGGTTATAGAACTCCGAAATACAATCGCAAAGTTGGAGGTGCAAAAAAATCCCAGCATTTAAAAGGAACGGCGGCTGACATTATTTTACCGGAAAATATCACAACAGATAGGTTTGCTGCACTTGCGGAGCTTGCTGGTTTTGACGGGATAGGAAAGTACCAAACTTTTGTTCATTGTGATGTCAGAGGATATCCGGCCCGCTGGGATAATCGATAATGAAGTTTTCCACAGACTGGGCCGAGTTATTAAAAGACGACGACTTTCAGCAGGACTTGGTTTTCTTTTCCCTTGTTTCTCTGATGTATATTTTTGGGCTGATTGAAAAATCAAGTTTCGACACTCTATCGACTGTTATCATAATGGGGGACGCAGTAAAAAAGTTGGGAAGGAGTCAAAAATGAAATTAGAAATGCACAGAGATTTAAATGATTTGGCTCCGGAACAACCAACGATTGATGAAAATATCGCCCGGGCCAACAGGGAGCTTGAAGAATATAAAAAGCGACTTGATAAAGATTATATAACGTCGAACGGTTATTGGGAGTTTCTGGTTTGGAAATACGAGAGTTTAGGTCGGCCCGATTCTATGAAAGAAAAGTTATTGGCGGTCGCACTTGAATGGGCCGAATATATTTTCGTGAAAGGAGGTGGCATTATGGATATGACAGAATTAGCTTTTGACGCTTTGAATTATGTAATGGACGAAACTGACGTTGACGACCAGTTATATAAATTTGCGGCTGATAAAATGAAAGAAGAAATTCCCGGTAAAAAAGCCGAGCCAGTTATTGGTAAATTAATGGTTGGTTTGGGAACTGAACTTCAAAAACCGGACACAGAGTAATCAAGTTTTAAAATATAAAATTTTCCTCCTTCCCTCCTGTCTTATTACTGGCACAAAATAAGGCAGGGGGTTTAAATCCCTGCCTGGTTATGTTATTCATTTTCAATTATATTTCATAGTTTCCGTTGCGGTAATCTTCTAAACTTATTACTGGTTTGTGAAATCCAAATCCGAGTTGTATTTCGCCGCTTAAAACTTCAAATCCTTTTGCGTTTCTAGTTACCGTTCTATTAGCTGTGAGTTGCAGTTGCATTATTTCCTGTCCTTCCCAGTCCTTGTAAATTGTAATTTTTCTGACATTTTTGTAATTTCCGCCGACTTCTAAATCTTTTACTTTCATTTTTTATTCCTCCTTTTGTTATCTTACTACCATTGTAACATATTCTAATCAATATTACCAGCGTTTCTCAAAGAAACTTGGAATAAAAAATGAGCAGAGATTTTATTCCCTGCTCGGTTATGTTTTTAATTTCCAATTTTGATTGCTGTTCCTTCAAGAATTTTAAAATCTTTCTTTTTTCCTGCGATTTTTCTGTTACCATTTAATGTGATTTCATATTCTGTGCCGAAGTCTTTCACAGCGGTTACATTTTCATAAACTTTGCCGAAAACTAAATCTTTTACTTTCATATTATCCCTCCGCTCTCGCTAATTCTCTCATTGTGTATTGTAGGAGCTTTCTAAAATCTTCAATTCCTAAGTGTTCTTCAAGTCTGATTTCTTCTAAAATATCGTGGGCTTTCTTGAAACTGATTTCGCCGCCGAGCTGTTCTAAAACTTCCATTGTCAGTTGTTTTCTTTTTGCTGTTCTTAACATTTTGTATTCCTCCTTAGATTTTTTTATACGCTTTGTCTTACTTACTACTACCATTATAGTATATTCTAACGGAAATTACCAGCGTTATTCAAAGAAAAATCACTTTTTTTCAAATTTTTATTGAAACTTTGTAATTACAATCACAAAGAATAATCTTTACCAAAAAACAACATTATTTTCCAATATGGTGAATATGGCGTTCATTTCACAAAACTTTTATGAAAATCAGTAAAAAGCGGTTAGAATATATTTTAGCGATTTTGATATTTTTTTCCGAAATCGAAGCTATATTGTGAATATGGCGTTTCTAATCGGAAACTTTTTTATTTCAATCCTTATACTCTTTTCTTTATTTACTTTTTTCTAAAATAGTTTTAAGATATTAAGGGGATATTAAGGATATGGAGGTAATAAGGGAAAACTTTAATAAAAATCGCTGAAATATATTCTAAAGGCTTTTTACCGATTTTGATAAAAGTTTTGGGATTTGACCGCCATAAATGGCATATAATTTTCAGTCAGTAATTTATTTCACAAGCATTATTCCTCTTGAAATATATTCTATAATATGTTATACTCTTAGTAACAGTAAAGAACTCAGAGGAGGTGGTCTTGTGGGTAGATATAGAAGCGTTCGAATAAATAAAGGCAACTTGCGTTACTTTGAAAAGTTGCAACGGTTGGCGGATAAAAAAGAGGTCAGCTTGAACAATTTAATAAATGAAGCGGTCAAAGAATATACGTCTAGGAGGGAAAATATATAAATGACTTATAACAAAAATATGGGGAAGGACTTTTTGCAGAACTTATACCAAAACTGCACCGAGGGTTTTGTGGAATTTCGGCTGATAAATGGTCGGGGAAGCAAGCAAAAATTCTTTCAAATCGACAAAGAGAGAAATTTCATTGATAAGGCACTAGACTTTGCGGAAAATTATGTTGGCAAATACCATATCTTTTTTGGTATTCAGCCGAGGATACAGAAAAAAGGAACTGATAACTCTGTGGAAAAGCTGGTTTCTTTTTGGATTGACCTTGACGCTAAAGACCACAGCGGAAGTAAAAAGAAGGCCCGACAAGAATTAAATAATTTTGAACTCGAGCCTTCTCTCCTTGTAGATAGTGGAAACGGATTTCACGCTTACTGGATTTTACAAAATCCTTGGATAATAAACAGCGAAAGTGACAGAAAAGAAATTACTAGAATATCTAAGGCAATTCATAAAATCACAGGTGGCGACAGCACTTTTAATGTTTCAAGAATTTTAAGGTTGCCCGGGACACCAAATATCAAAAATCCTTACGGCGACGGAATAACTGAAGATAGTTCTTTGTGGAAGGAATGTAAAATCGTCAGCAACTCTTATCAACAGTACAGCATTAAGGAAATAAAAAATGCAATTCCCGATAGTGTGGAGACGGAAGTAAAACCGTTTGAGGTCGATTTTGACAGTCCAAACTTCGATAACAGAATAAATTCTATTTCTGATTTAAGAAAATATGTGGATTCTAATGTTATTGAACGGGCTAAAAATATGCCTGCTAAACTTGAAAACGACCGTTCCGCAAATGATTACTGGGTTGCAATCCAGCTTTACGAAGCGGGGCTGAATGATAAAGAGGTTTTTAATTCCTTTGTATTATTCAAAAATAATAATTATGACGCCGGCCACAAGTTTAAAAGACGTGGGCGAGAGTATCTAGAACAGACACTCCCAAAGGCCAAAGGCGAATCAGCAAATTTAAAACTTCCATTATTAATGGATAAAGTCCGGGCGGCAGAAGGTATCGACGAAAAGCTCGAGATTGCAAAGGACATTTACCCGATAATAAATTACCTTGAAGCAGGGAAAAAAGACGCCAAAATAAATGAGTTACAGGACGCTTTTGGTGGCAGTAGAATGATGAAAAAATCTACAATAAAAAAGCTAATAAAAGAGGAACAGACAAAGACAGGACCGGGCCGTTTTTTCACAATCACAAACTCAGGGTCAATGAAATTTGTTCCGAAGTTACTCGGGGATTATCTTTTGGAAAAGCATTCGATTTTGAATATAGAAAGTTACTTACACTATTATAAAGGAGGAGTTTTTCACGAAAAAGCTCGTAAACGATTATTGAATGATAAAATAATAACTCTGCTTGGCGAAACTTGGAAAGAAAATTACCGGGAGGAAGCAATCAGTTATATTAGCGACAGAACTTATATTGAAACTGAACAGCTTCCGGAAAATAACGGGATTGTGAATATAAAGAACGGAATGTATGATATAAATAACGAGGAATTGTTACCACATTCTCCCGATTATAAATCATTGGCCCAGCTTGATGTAAACTTCGACCCGGAAGCAAAATCTGAACGGTTAGAACAATTTATGGAGGAGGTCTTTCCACCGGAAACACTTGATTTAGTTTGGGAACACGCCGGTTATATACTCCTGCCGAACTTTGAATTGAAGCAATTTATTGTGTTCACAGGGGAAGGGAATAACGGAAAGTCAGTTTGGAGTACAATCCTGCAAAGTATTTTGGGCCGGGATAATTACGCCAACCAGTCTATTCAAGATTTATCGACAAGTAAAAATGCAAGGGCCGAGCTATTCGGAAAACTGGCTAATATTTACGCTGACTTACCAGCGGAAGCAATCAAGGAAACCGGAACAATTAAAATGCTCACTGGCGGTGATGAAATAACTGCCGAGCGGAAATATAAAGACCCGTTCACTTTCAAGAATACGGCTAAACTAATATTTTCAGCGAATACACTTCCGCCGGTTAGAGATTTCAATGAAGCGTTCTTTGATAGAGTTCATATTGTAAATTGCCCGAATCGGTTTGAAGGCAAGGATGCAGACCCATATTTAATTGACAAATTGACGACAGAAGAAGCAAAATCCGCTTGGCTGAATAAGGCAATTGAAGGTGCAAAAAGACTTCTAACAAATAAGAAGTTCAGCACTTCGGCAACTGTGGAAGCTGAAATTGAGAATTATAAATACGCTTCGGATTCTGTCAGCGAATTTTTAGGTAACGAATTAATGCATAGCAAAGGTAATTTTGAAACCAAAGAAACTTTATATTCAGCTTATACAAATTGGTGCAAAATAAACGGAAGGTATCCTGTTAGCAGTCGCAAATTCACTCGCCGGGCTAAAGGGAAGCCAAATAATTTAAAAATTTTCCACCCACAAGTTGGTGGCCAACAGGTGCAGGCGTGGTCTAATGTCAAATTGACAGATATTGCTTCTAAAAAATACTGTCCGGAAGTGCTTGCAAAATGATTTTATTCCTGCTCAATGAAAAAAGCTATGCAGTAAAAAAAGGAAATAAGGACAAAAACTTACAGGTGCTTGAAGTTCTGATTGAAGAATTTCAGATTGAAAATTATGCTGTGAAGTATTTCGAGGACGACGACATTTCGGAAATTGAAGCCAAAGTCATTGTAACAATGGGAGCTGAAATAACTGAAAAGATTTTGGGCCGGGAAATAAAAATCAAAAAAGCTAGATTGAATTATTATCACTCGGAGGAATATGACGCATATATTCTTCCAACATTCGCTCCTGGATTTATTTTCCAAGAAACTGATTCTTTCATTGATATGCAACAGGACTTTGAAAGGCTGAAAACAATTGACGAAAAGTTTCCGCTGGAGCCGGAAATGCACGTCTTTGAAGACCCGGACTATTGTGCAAAATGTTTGCGGACTTTAAACAGGAAATATCCTTTACTTGCTTGTGATATTGAAACAAGCGGATTGGACTGGCAGAACAACTGGATAACTGAACTTGGGATATCTCACGAGGAAAATAAATCGCTTATCATTCCTCACGAGCTTTTGGAAACTGAAAAAGTTCAGCGAGAACTTCAAATACTTTTCAGCAACCAAAAAACTGAATTTCTGTGGCAGAATGGTAAATTTGATAGTAAGTTTCTGAAATATATTTATGGGCTTCCGGTCAGACAGGATAGAGATACAATCCTGCAACATTATACACTTGATGAACGCCAAGGAACTCACGACTTTACTCGCTTGTCGCAATTATATTTGAACGCTGAAAATTACGAGGAAGAATTTAAAAAGTCAATTCCCAAAGGAGGAAGTTACGCTGACGCTCCCGACGATAAGCGGCGTAAATACTTAGCAAAAGATACAGCTTATTTACTGCTTTTGAATAAACTTTTCGACCGGAAAATGAGTGAAACTGATAAATACTTATATGAAACAGTTCTACTCCCGGCCAGCAACTTTCTGACTGACATTGAAATGAACGGAATAAAACTTGACGAACAGCACTTAGAAAAACTTGATAAGAGAATGAAAAAACAGATTAAAGAAATGAAAGCTGACTTGCGGGATTACGTGAGAAGTATCGGTTGGGAGCCGGACGGTTATATTGAAAGAAGCGGCAGTAAAACTAAACCGGAAAAGTTCAATCCCAACTCTTACCCACAGGTCTTTGATGTAGTTTTCGATTTGCTGGAATTACCGAAGCACAATAATAGGCGGAGTGCCGACGTTGACGCTCGAAAATACTGGCTGAATAAAGTTTGTGCCGAGGGGTCGCCGCAATATAAATTTGTGAAAAAACTGTCGGATTTTAAAGGTGTGAAGAAACTTCACTCGACCAACGTTGCCGGTTTTAAAAAGCATATAAAAGAGGACGGCCGGGTTTATACTGACTTCCGTCTTTACGGAACAGTTACCGGCAGGCTTTCTTCTAAATCTCCGAATATCCAAAATATTCCTCGGAACAAGGATATTAAAAATCTGTTCACAGCCGAGGAAGGTAATCTATTAATGGAAATTGATTACTCACAGGCTGAACTTAGAACAATAGCTTACCTATCCGGCGACGAAAATATGAAAGCAATTTACCAGAAAGGTAGCGATTTACACGACGAAGTAGCAAAGGAATTTTTTGGCCCGGACTTTACTTCCGAGCAGAGAACTTTTGTGAAAGGAATAAATTTTGGGATACCGTACGGGATTTCAGCTTACAGCTTGGCCGAGGATTTAGACATTCCGGAAAAAGAAGCACAGAAATATATTGACAAGTGGTTTGCTGAAAAACCGAAGGTAAAGAAATTCATTGACGAATATAAGGCAAAACCAGCGAAGGGCGAGCCGCTCGAAACTCCTTTTGGCCGCAAGCGGAGATTTGGAGCAATAACTTCAAAGAATAAATGGTTAGTACAGCGGGAAGCAATTAACTTTCCGGTGCAATCTGTGGCAAGTGATTTGACATTACTTTCAGCGGTAAGGCTGAATCCAAAATTGGACGGGCTGGCCCGAATTGTAAATCTCGTTCACGATAGTATTGTAATGGAAGTTCCGGAAGAAAATGTAGAAAAAGTGGGCCGGATTGCTAAAAAAGTAATGGAGGAAACTCCCGGGCTTTATCTCGATAATTTAGATATTCCGTTTACAGCGGACGTTGAAGTTGGCAAAAGCTGGGGAAAACTTAAAGAACTTGACTTATAGAATATATTGTAATATAATATGATTAAGGAAGGAGGTTAAAAATATGATTAATTATAATGGTAAAAAATATTACAATCCAAAGCAGGCTGTTGCTAATTTCCCGGTTGCTGAAAGCACACTTTATTACTGGGTAAGTAACGGCGAAATTGAATTGCTGGATATTGACGAATTTTGCGAGAACAATCCGCTTGACAAAGACGATTTAATTGCTAAATACTATATTCCGGAAGATATTCTAGTGGAAAAATCGGAAAGGACTGAATAACAATTGCTGATATTAAGTATTGACCCGGGCGAAACTTCCGGATTTTCCCTAATGAAACATTCAGAGAAATTAAATTATAATAAAAAGGACAGGGATTTGATTGTGAACGTTGGGGAAAAATCTGGATATAAAGGTTTCGACAGTTTGATTGAGAATTATGAGCCGGACTTAATTGTATATGAAGAATTTAAATTGTATCCTTGGAAGGCAAAACAAAAATCTTGGAGCACATTCCCGACCGTTGAGGTAATTGGTGTTCTCAAATATATTGCCGAGCAAAAGAATGTTAAAATAATCGGGCAGGGAGCGGACACCAAAACTTATTTTGATGATAAAAAGCTGAAATGGTGCGGCGTTTATAAAGGATATTCCACACACGAACGGGACGCTTTAAGACACGGATTTTACTTTATTGAATTTGGAGGTGAATCTTATGAGTAATTATGTTGAAGGCAATAAGAATACTATATTCGATTATGTTAATTTTAAAAAAGAGCAGTATAAATTACTAAATCAGAGAGTTAAAGAAACAGTTTATAATTATTATAGTAAGAATGAAAGGGGTGATTCTGATTAATACTTTAGAAGCAACCGTAACTGAAATTTTATCAGACCCGATTAAAAAGAATTGTGCCGACCACAGTTGGTGGGAAGTTAAAATTAAATATAGTTGTTACGGCAGAATACATTCCGGGGTAGAGGTTTTTGAATTTCTTGACTTGGCACAGGATTTAAGAGTGGGTGATAAAATTTGGCGGTAAAAAACTTTTTAGAATATGAAACCACACTTGACGGAAGACCAAAGAAACTAAGGCTGAATTGTGAAACTAAATATATGGCAGGCGTTCTTAATATTGCCGGTGCTAGACGGCAAAAGGACAATTCAATAACGTTGCCGCCCGACCCTTTTAACGCCGAGCAGTTATTGAAGTATATCAAAGATTTAGAACTCGGAGAAATGGCGGAAAATTGGTATAACAGATATCTTGAAAAAAGAGAAAAACTTGCTAAAATAAAAGAGCAGAAAAGAAGCGAAAAAGTACAAGCAAATTCTGATAAATTATATAATTATCAGAGCGTGGACGTTGAATTTTTGAAGGAAGGCAAGCGAACTATCGAAGCAAGCGAAATGGGAACGGGTAAAACTGTAATCGCAATTAGTAACGCTGTGGAAACCGGGGCTGAAAATATCTTGATTGTCGCTCCTAAATCAGTTTTATATAACTGGGAAAAAGAAATAAAATTGTGGGATAAAAACTGCGGTAATGTAGTTGTAACTGACGGGAGCAGGAAGCAACGGACTGAACTTCTAAAACAGCCCGGGAAATATAAATTGATTAATTATGCAATGCTCCGGAATAACAAATATCCTTACCTATTTGAGCAGGAATGGGATTTGGTAATTTTTGATGAAGCACACAGATTGAAGGGCCGGAATACTGCACAGTCAGAAGGGGCTGAAAATCTGCAAGCTAAGAATATTAATATGCTCACAGGGTCGCCAATTCCTAACCACCCGCACGAGCTGTGGCATTTATTGCATATTTTATACCCGAGAAGATTTAGCAGTTACTGGCAATTCGTAGATAGATTTTGTGTAACGGAGGAAAACTTTTTTTCACCAACTCCGGATATTGTAGGGGTTAAAAATGAAAAATATTTGAAGGAAATTTTGACACCAATAATGATAAGAAATAAAAAGGAAAATGTTCTATCAGATTTACCACCGAAAACTTATCAAGAAGTAGAGCTTGAACTTGAAAAGAAACAGCGGCGAATATATGACGGAATGGAAGAAGATATGCTGACGTTTATTAACGGCGAAGCCCATAAAATCAGCAATTCTTTAGGCAAGCTGATAAGGTTACAGCAAATTACCTTATCCCCAAAAATACTGGATTCTGAATATAAAGGAAAAGGTATCAAGACTAAAGCACTTCTTGACTTGCTAGAAGATACAGACAAAAAAGTAGTCGTTTTCAGTTGGTTTAAGACTTATATTGAAATTCTAGACGAGGAATTACAGAAGGCCGGATATAAAACTGCTGTGGTTACCGGCGGAAAATCCTCCGAAGAACGAGGAAAAGCTGAAAAAGATTTTTGGGAAGACCCGGAAGTCAAAGTATTTCTCGGAACAATCGGCTCGGCCGGTGAGGGAATGAATTTACAGGTCGCCGACACTCTGATATTTATGGATAAGTCTTGGACGCCGGCCCAAAATAGACAGGCCGAGGACAGAATACACCGGGTTGGCCAAAAAGGAAACGCCACAATTATTTCATTCGTTGCTAAAAATACAATTGACGTTGACAAGGAAATCACTTTAGCCAACAAGGAACAGGTTATAAGTAAAGTAATGTCAATGGAAAATACTGCTAAAAATTTATTAGCAAGAACAGCCGGGAATATGTAAAATTCTCGGTTTTTTATTTAAAATTTTTTAGAATATATTGCAATTAAGCTGGTAATTCCTATTAGAATATGCTATAATGGTATTAACATAAGAAAGAGGGGGAAATAAAAATGAAAATTTTTGAAAAGGTAAACTCTAAAAACATAACTAAAATTAAAAAGGCGATTGAAAACTCTAAACTAGACCAAAAAGATATTGAAAATATGAAATTCACAGCGGACATGGCAGTAAAAGGACTTGCAAATACTGAAATGCTAGACACAATTGTAAGGGACGAATTACACGATATCATACAGGAGGTGAGATAATGAAAAGCTGGCGAAAAGCATATTTAAGAAAACTTAAAACTAAGGCGTGGCAGAACGTAGATTTTGACTTACAAATGAAAGAGATAATTTACGTTGATGATGAAGTGAACGACGAAACAATTCCTTTAACAACTGTTTTAAATGAATTAATTTGGTACTGGGAACTTCTTAACGACGAAGCGAGTATTCTTTCTAAAGAGTTTAACAGCCGAGAGAAAAAAGCATTTAAAAATGTCGCTGAAAATTTCATCCGTGAGGCAGGAAGCAAGGAAAATATTTCAAACTATTACTGGAGATTTTTAGACGAAGGAATGAATTTAAGATAAAACATAATACCCGGGCGGCCCGAAAAGTTGCCCGGGAACTTTCAAAGGAGGAATTTAAAAATGATTGACCAAGAATATATGGACTTACTGGGATTGGTTAAAGTTTATAAGGATAATGGTTTTGTATATGTGGATTTGGAAACGCTGAACGACTTGACAATTTCACTTACTAGATTAGGGTATTCGTATTACGTTGATGATGAAATAACTGAAAATAAAGTTTTAGTGATTGAGTGGGATAGAGATAAAACTTTCCAAGAAAATTCAGAAAATATGAGAAAAGTAAAAGAGGAAACCTTATAAGGAGGAAATCAAGGATGAGTGCAGCAGAAAATTTAACAGAAATATTAGAAGGAATGGGATACAAGAATTTTGAAGTCCACGAAGCTAAAAAACTGCAACTCGGATTATGGACGGCAGATATAACAATCCGGGGAAATAGGGATAAAGTTAATATAGATTTATATGCAGTTACAGAAAAATTTACTAAAATAGACGAGTAAACTTAAAACTGCCGGGTAATCAGTATAAACTGCCCGCTTTTAAATCGGTTAGCCGGGTCAATCCCCGGGCAAACAAAAACTTTTGACGATATGGGCCTACGTTTTTGGGCCTAAATACAGGAAAGGTGGTAAATATGAAAACTATTAGCGAATTAGAGGTAATGGCTGACAAGGAAATGGTAAATTTAGTTAGAGAACTCGCTTATTACGAATTTGCAATTGTGGAGGACTACGAGGAACGCTGGAACAGCTTGACAGTAAAATACAATCCGAGGTTAAGAAGTACGCTGGGCCGTTTTTACGGAAGTAAGAAAGACGGTTGTACTGTGGAAATAAATCCCGAGTGCCCGGAAAGTGAAATCCGGGATACAATGCGACACGAATTATTACATTTACTGACGGGCCGTTCCGATACAAAGAGATTTGAATATATCTGCAATAAACTTGAAATTGGCTTCCAACACAATATTGAACTAGAAAAGGCGGAAAGTTACAAATTCGAAATAAAATGTTCCGAATGCGGCGAAATTGTTGGCAAAAGAATGAGAAAATCAAAGCTGATTAAACGCCCGGAAAATTACAGAAGCGGTTGCTGTAAGGCAGAATTAATTGTGAATAAACTTTAAATCATTGTGAAAAACGCTGGTAAAGTCCTTTAGAATATGTTATAATGGTATTAACATAAGAAAAGGGAGGAACTATAAATGAAAAAACTTACAGTAAGCCCACAGGATTTTGTCGAGCCGGAACTAGAAATAATCAGAATGAAGAATAGAAAGATTGAGGAACTGAAACAGAACGCTTGGAAATCAGATATCGACCCGGAAGTTTATTACCCGGAAGGCGTTGAAGAAATCGCCGCACACTTAGTCAATTACGAACGGGCCTTAGAAATACTACACGACCTGTTTAGAATATACAGAAATGTCGCCACTAGACTGGCCGAGGTAAATAATGAAGAGAGAATTGAAAAGCTGGAAAATATGGCAAGAGATAAAGAACGGGAAACAGAACTTAAAGTAAGAAAACTTCTCAAATTCTAAACATAACCGGCGGGCCTAAGAAGCCCGCTTTTTTATTTGTGATTTTCTTTGAAAAACGCTGGTAATTTGCGTTAGAATATGTTATAATTAGACCATAAGATAAAAGGAGGGAAAGAAAATGTATTTCACGATTGCAACTTTAAGAGGGCAACAGGGAAAACTGGAAGTGGTTTTGAATAAAGACGGAAATAAATATGTGGTTGGATTGATAAATCACGACAAAGAAGAATTTACTCACAAAACATTTGATACTAGAAAAGCGGCCAAAGAAGTGTTTTTTCAGCTTTCGGAATATGTGATTGATAGCTTATATTCTTACGAAGAAAAGAAAAAACTTCTGAAATAGTCGTGAATAACACTGGCAATATTCATTAGAATATGTTATAATCAGAGTAGTAAGATAAAAGGAGGGAAAGAAAATGAAAACGAAATATAGTAAAGTAAAAAAGGGAAAATATAACATAATTAATGAAGAAACCGGCGAAAAAATTGGCAGAGTTTGGCTGAAACCGAGGAGCAGAGAATGGGCTTCTAGTTTTAACAAAGTAGGAATAGTTGCCCGACACGCTAACAGCAGGAAACAGGCAACGGAAATGGGAGTTTCGCTTTACAAAAGCAAGCAGAATTTATAAACATGACAAAACTTGAAAGGGAAGGAGGTGTTTTAATGAGATTAGTCATTGATATTCCGGAGGAAACAGCGGCAAAGATACAGGCGATTGCTGAACTTGAAGACGCAAATCCAAATGACGTGATTGAAACAATGACAGAAGATTGGCTGGAAGGTTACGCAAATAAAAGTGAAGTAGAAAGGAAGGTAAATAATGAAAAATAAAACATATTACGGATATACTAATTGGGCGACTTGGAACGCTTTTACCTGGATGTCAAGTTATGAAAACTCTTACAGATATTTCACAGAAATGGCCGAGGAATTGAATTGTGATATTTTCGAAATGTCGGCCCGGGAATATTTGAGCAATAGTGAGGATTTTACTGACGAGGATATTAAAAACATAAATTTCAAAGAGGTTTACGAAGCATTGAAAGGAGGTGAATAAATGGCAGTTTTGGCGGTTGTATTTTACGGACTTGGTTTTCCTACACTCACTTGGCTAATTGCGATTGCTGGACTGCTGTGGGATACTCACAAGATTTTAAGTTGGCTAGAAGAACACAAACGAGGATATTATATGATTGGCGGAAAAAAACGACATATAAAGGAGAAGTGGTAAAATGAAATTAGCAAAAGAACTGGCAAAAGAGTTCAGAGGAAAAAGAAACTTATTAGTAGAAAAAGACGGCAATGGAAAATACTGGGTTTCCGATACTTATATCGCTGTGCTTCTTGACCCATATGATTACGGAGAATTTAAAGCGAAATATAACAGCTATAAAACTACAAAAAGTATTCCGGAGGATATTGAACACGCAATTAAAATTGTCGCCGGCGAACTCACTTTACACGACGAAGAAATAATGCCCAACGTTGTAAGCGACCAACTAGACCACAGGGTGCAAACGACTGACGAAGTGATTGCAAGTTTAGGCCAGCCCGGAATTAGAAGATTAGTTTCCAACGATTTAGGTGATATTTATATGAGTCGAGATTTTGAATTTTTACTAACTGGCCCGTATGATAGCCCGGAAATATATACTTCCGGAAAACTACAACCGCTCCATATTTTAGAAAACGGCCACTTACGAGCTTTAATAATGCCTGTCAGAGGAATTGATAAATAATGGGTTGTGAATATGAATGTAAATACGTTGACGTTGCCGAGGATTGTTGCAGGACTTTTTACTTTACAGCCGGCCCGCACGAAAATCCATTACTGCGGGCCAAAGAAATTTTACAGGATAAGAACGTAGAATACAGAAACATTATTTTAAAAATTGATATGGAAGGCGGGTTACTATGATAATTCACAACTCTGGAATAAAGGCATTTAAAGAATGTCGCAGGAAATGGTACTTACGAGAAAATTACAAACCAATTAAAATAAACGATAATTTGTTTCTTGGCTCGGGAATACACTACTCACTCGAGAAATATTATGCGGAAGGACAGCATTTACAAGAAGCATTTTTGGAGTGGTTTGACAAGCAGTTACAGGAACTTGAAATTTGGGAAGAACAAATGGATATGCTTAACGAGAAAAAAGAACTTGGATTAGGAATGTTAAAGCACTATAAGATATTCTCGGATAATAATGACAGCGATTATTTCGAAAAAGTGATAGACACAGAAATTGATTTTGAAATTCCTGTGAGAAATTTAAAAGGGAATAAAACCAATTGTAAATATGCGGGAACTGTCGACGGTTTAGCGGTGGACGAGTTCGGAATGTATTGGCTTCTAGAACACAAAACCGCAAGCAGAATTGACACAACGCACTTACCGCTTGACGAGCAGGTTGTGAGGTATATTTGGGCAATGCAAGAAAAGTTGGGAATTGAGATTTCCGGCGTAATTTATAATATTTTACTCAAAAAGACGCCCACTGAGCCGAGAGTTTTAAAAAGTGGTGCTTTATCGAAGGCAAAGAATATAAAAACGACTTTCGACGCTTACGTGAACAGCTTGATTACCCATTACGGAGGAATTGAAAAAGTTCCTTTTGCGGAATATAATGACATATTGACTGACCTTAGAAGCAGAGATAATGAATTTTTTAAGCGGGTTAAGGTAGAAAAAACGCAACACGAAATACAGGATATTGCAAAGAGGACTTACCTTGAATATAAAGAAATGTCAAATCCGCAGTTAAGAATGTTCCCTTCCCCAACACGACAATGCAACTGGAAGTGTGATTTTAGAGAAGTTTGCATAGCAATGAATCAAGGTTTAGATTATGAATATATGCTAGAAAAAAGTTTCAATAAGGTTGAGGAAGATTAAGAAATATGTTATAATATAATTATAAACTAATGAAAAAGTTGCTAATAACTCTTGAAAAGTTTAAAAGAATATGTTATAATCATCTTATAAGTTAAAAGGAGGTGCAAAAATGAAAGGATTGAAAAGTAAAGGTTTAGAGGAAGTTGAAGCCGTTCAAAAACGGATTATAAAATTATACGGACTTGGAAGATTGGATGACAAGGAATTTGAAACGCTGAATGAAAAAGTGATGGGACTAAAAAATGCAATGAAGGAGGTGATTGAGTAAATGCCAAAACTTACTAAACCGGAAAAAGTTGGATATATTAATATGCTAGTTTACGGCGACCCGGGTTCTGGAAAAACTGTTTTTGCAGGCTCGGCAGATGCTAATGAGGAAACTGGAAGAACATTATTTCTTGACGCTGAAAGTGGTAAAACTTCTCTTTACGAATTTTACCCGGATATTGATGTCGTGCCAATCCACAGTATAAAGGATTTTCAAGAAGTTTATGACTTCCTACACACTCATTTGAGATTGAAAGCAATTTTTGACGGAACTAAATCTCACAAGAAGGTCAGTCCGGAACAGGCCAAAGAAAAAATGGCTGAACTGGAAGCTAAAGTTTTTGGGAGTAATCGGGCCGAAGCAAGAATTTATAACTCTGTGGCAATGGATACTTTCACAGAAATGCAAAAGTATGTAATGGCCGATATCCAAGGACTTGACACAGAAAAACTGGACTTGATTAGCAAAGAAATTGATATGCCAAAGTTACAAGATTGGGGCAAAAATTCAGAAGCGTGCCGTTCTATTGCCCGGGCGTTCAGAAACTTAGAAATGCATACGATTTTAACAACTCACGCCCAAGACAGCAAGGACGATAAAACAGGTGCAAACCACACTTTACCGGACTTACCCGGAAAACTGGCCCGTCAGATAATGGGTTTTGTAGATATAGTCGGATATTTATATACTGCTGAAAATGAGGAAGAAGAAAATGATGATTTCAGAAACATTCTTCTCACTAGACCCAAAGGCAGATATTCCGCAAAAGATAGATTTGATAAACTGGGCGACCATATTGAATTGCCGACTATAGAAAAGATTTTTAACTTAATAAATGCTTAACCAAAAAAACTAGGAGGAACAAATTATGACAATTAATGTAGATTTTTCGGGAGTACAGGCAAACGACGGAAATTTTGACCCGCTACCAGACGGAATTTATAACTGTTCAGTTTTCGAAGTTGTTGTGAAAGAGAATAAGGCCAAAGACGGCCACTATCTTAACTGGCAATTAAAGGTGCAGGACAGCGGTTACGCAAATAGAAGATTATTCTTTACAACCAGTCTGAAACCACAGGCACTTTGGAAATTGAAGCAGGTTTTAATAAGATTAGCTCCGGACAAAGAATGGGACGGCAAACTTTCAATAGAAGCGATTATCAATACAGTTGAAGGACTTCCCTGCCGAGCAGAGGTTTCTTATAATGATGAATATGATAACAATAATGTTGATGATTTATTAGCTCCCGCCGGGGAAATGGGAGAGGACGAGGACGACGATTTACCAATTTAAGAACTGAAAATAAAATAGGAAGGGGCGGTTTAAAAACTGCCTCTTTTTCTATAAGCGAGGTGGGCAAAATTAGCGATAATGAGAAAATCTTTATAGGGCTTGCTTTCATATTTTTGACGCTTATGATTATCACGATACTAATGGCGGTTAAATACGAGGACTTGGATATAGCTTACAAAAAACTGGAACAGAAAAATGAAAAATTATCTAATCATATTTCTTTCCTCGAGAAAACTCTAGAAAATATAAACACGCAAAAGGAAGTAAATTATATGTGGGGAACAGCGACCGCTTATACACCAAGCGAGGGCGGAATAAATTCAGACAGCGACCCGGAAGTAACAGCAACAATGACACCGGCAAAAAATGGAGTTATAGCTGTAAATCCACGAGTGATTCCTTACGGCTCGGAAGTAATGATAATTCATAATAATACCGTAGTCAGAGGAAGGGCCGAGGATACAGGTGGAGCAATGAGAAAAAATCCGAAGCAAGTAGATATTCTAATGGAAGATATTACTGACGCTGTGAACTGGGGCCGGAAGGAAGTGCATATAATATGGTGGTAAAAGATTGCATAAACTGTAAACACAATATAGAAATGAGTGAAGGAGATTTAGTGTGTGCTCCAGCTTTTGCTAAAGGAGAACTACTTGCTTGGTGTGATTTTTATAATACATCTATTAAAGAGATTTTGTCAGAAGACCCGGAACTTGAAAAATGCACGGATTTTGTTCCGAATGAGTGATTTCATAGACTTTGACACCGGGGAACTTATCACAGAAAAGCAGGCCGAGGAAATAGAAATGCTGGAAGAATATTTCGAATTTGAAATTCCTGTTGGGAAAATAGAAAAGTACAAAGATATTAGAAGGGATATTGAAAATATCAAATTGGAAGATTATGACTTACCTTGGGAGGTCTAAAATGAATAATAAGGAAACTTGCAGACAGTGTAATAAAGAATTTGAATATTTAGATATTTACCCACACACAGAAGGCTTTTGTTCTGTTGCTTGCCACGAAAAGTGGAAGAAAGAATATGATAATTATGTTGACCCATACAATGCTTATCATTAAAGGAGGTCAAAAATGACTTGCATGATTTGTGGAAAAACTTGGGTAACTGATGATAGTGTTTGGGAATGGGGTTTATGTGAAAAATGCTCAAAAAAGAAAAAGGAGGTCAAAAATGACTTGCGTTTATGTGAAAAATGCTCAAAAAAGAAAAAGGAGGTCAAAAATGGATAACATTTTTGGTTGGGTTTTAGTAATAGGTGCATTTATCATAATGGCTGCTACAAGGGAGTAAAGGAGGAAAATTATGACTGAACGTAAAAAAGGCAGTATATTAATTGATATTGATAGTTCAGCATTTGAAGTTATACAAGTTGCAAAATGCAGACAATGTGATGGATTAAAATATTATGGAAAAGATTTAGAAACTGGCGTATTTGGTTGGTGGCACGAAGCTGAAGTGGTTGGAACTGAAGAAGAAGTTTATAAAGGAGGTAAAAAATGAAAGCTGATGATTGTAAAGTTAAATGTCCGGAGTGCGGATATGAAGATTACCCGAGAATTACAAAAAGTTATGAACAGGATGACCGGGACGGTAATAGGGGAATTGAAATTACTTTTATTGAATGTGCTAATTGCGGAGCTGATTTGAAAGGGGTGCTTGAAAATTAAAGTAACTGAATGGCAAGTAGAGATACCGTCGGGCCAATGCCCGTTTACCGAATTTCCTTATAACTATTCACAGAATAAAACTGATATGATTTGTAATATAAAACGGGCTCAAGAACTGCCGGAAGTTTTTTGTGAGGAAGAAACCTGTCCTTTGAAAACAGAAAAATTAAAACACTTTACCGGATTTTTTATGCAAGGAGGTGAATAAATGAAAGTAAAATGCGACGAATGTAACGCTGAATTTGAGTTCAAGTTTCCGCAGAGTAGAGAAATCAATGACAAAGTAACTGAAATTTATTTTGTGTGTCCAGAATGCGGGGCTGAATATCACAGCTTTTACAGGACGCCGGAAGTTGATAATTTAATGAGGCAGAACAGATGTTTGACTGACCGAACATTAATCAGAAAAAACAAGGAAAAGATTGAAAAAATACAAAGGGAAATTGGTGATGAATTTGCCTAATCTAATGGAGCCAGAATACGAAATCGAACATTCAGAATTTTTAGCCCAAAGACTTGGTTTTATATCAAATTTTGGCCGCAACAATGTTCAGTATAAAAGAATGAGAGAGGATTTACTTAAAATGAGAGATAATTTAAAGGAGGATTTTATTAATGATTAAATTTGACGTATTTTCTTGGTTAGTCCGGGAGGACAAATACTTGGTTTTAATTGATGAAACCGGGCAACCAATTCCGGGAACGGAACAGCAGATAAGGAAAAATCCAATAATTCCTGCTTGGATTGATGTCAAAAAAGTAAGGCAAATTGGAATTGCTGAAAGCGAAACAGATAAATTACTGTGGCTTAGTGAGAATTTTCATTTAGCCAAAGGAGAAAGTATTCAGCTAATCAAGGAAAGACGGGAAAGTCCAATTAAAAGGGTCGTTACTCACGAGGAAGATACCGTCAGTCTTCCCGAGGTAAAACACCATTTCGAAGCTGGCGAAATTGTAATATTTATGAGTTCAGATGGCGACGGCATTTATAAACTCTCAAATGTCGGAGAAGTCAATCGTAAAAGTTACGCTTTTGTGCATATTTTAGGAGAAAACTGGGCTAATGGAAGCAATCATAATATCACAGCTTTAGTTACCGAGGCTTCTGATTTTGGCAAAATCTTGGTTTTCCAAAATGCAGAAATTTACGTTGAATGGCTTCACGAGTATTATATCGGAAAATAAAAGGAGGGAAATTTACTTGAAAATTATAAAACCGCAAGCGGAATTAATAAATGAAAGTCCAAATTTAATAAAAACTATCGCAATGGCCGCAAAATTAACACATTCTGAAACTGTGGATTTTGAAATGACCGGCCCGGAAGCTGAAAGGCTCACGAGAAAAATGATTGAGCTGGGCCACACTTCCACACTCGAGCATATTTTATTTACCTTTATAATAAAATGTTCCCGGGTCTGCTCTCACCAGATAGTAAGACACAGAATTGGTTGCAGTTATTCCCAACGTTCTGAACGTTACGTAGAACAGGATAATATGGAAGTTGTGATACCGCCGGAAATTGAGAAAAGCGAGCCACAGAAAGAAGTATTTCTCGACCATTTCAGAAGGGCACAGGAGCTTTATGAAGGTTACAGAACATTAGCTGTGAAAAAGGAGGACGCAAGATTTGTATTACCAAGAGTTGGTACGCAAATTATGATGTCAATTAACGGCCGGGCAATTCGACATTTTATAAATTTACGTGATGACCCAGCGGCCCAATGGGAAATTCAAGAAATCGCAAAACAAATGAAAGAGCAAATTCCGGAGGTGTTGACTTATGACTTGTAAACTAGAAGATATTTTCGACGACGCTTTAGAAACTTACAACCGCAAAAATAATGATTACGGCAATAGCTTTTCCCTGCTTTACCGAGAATACGGAATGCTATCTGTGGTAATTCGTTTAAGCGATAAAATTAATAGACTAAAGGCGTTGGAAAAAGCTGACATCAAACAGCGGGTAAAAGACGAATCAATCGAGGACACGCTGGAAGATTTAATGAATTACGCCGCAATGACTTTGCTTGAAAGGAGGAAAATAGAAGCAGAAAAGCACAGCGGTTTTAATAAATTTGGTGTCAAGACATTTGACAGAGCAATGGGAACGCTGGGGAAGGCACTTAATAATGAGAGGGGAAAATAAATAAATGCTGATAATAAAAAGAAACGGTGAAGAAGTAACTTTTGACAAATCTAAAATCGAAAGAGTCTTGACTAATGTATTTCTAGAATATAACAAAGTCGAGGAAAATGTTGTGAAAGACTTGGCTGATATAATCACAGGAAAAGTGGGCGACGGAATGCACGTTGAAGAAATACAGGATATAGTCGAGAACTCTCTGATTGAATATGGTTACGTGGAGCTGGCTAAGGCTTATATCAAATATCGAGAAAATAAAAATAAAACGAGAAATAAAAGATATAAAAAGGGCGGGCTAAGTAAGGAATTTTTGAGCAAATACAAGCACAAAAAAGACCCGTTCCCAACTGAACTTGGAAAGTTCATTTATTACAGGACGTATTCCCGCTGGCTTCCGGAAGAACAACGCCGGGAATATTGGTGGGAAACAGTCAAGCGGGCTGTGGAATATAATTGCAGTTTAGCACCGACTTCTCAAAAAGAAATGGAGGAACTTTTCGACCGGGTTTATAATTTCAAAAACTTTTTAGCCGGCCGTACTCTGTGGACAGGCGGAACAGAAGCAAGCAGAAAATACCCAATGAGTAACTATAACTGTTCATTTACGGTCGTTGATAATTTCAAATCGTATGAAGATTTATTTTACTTGCTACTAATCGGAGCGGGAGTTGGTGTCAGAGTTTTACGTGAGGACGTTGAAAAACTGCCGCCGGTTAGAACAGATATCGAAGTCAAGCACGAATATTATTCTCCTGTGGCTAAATCAGAACGGGCGGAATTTTCAAGATATGAGTTCAATGATGAAAACACTGCGGCCAGCATATATGTAGGGGATTCCAAAGAAGCGTGGGTGCAGGCGTTGAAAATATTATTTGAATTTTTGACTAAGCACGAATACCGTTCAATAAATGAACTCTATTTTAATTATAATTCAGTCCGGCCTAAAGGGGAACGCTTGAAAACTTTTGGTGGAACTGCTTCCGGACACGAAAGTATCAAGAAAATGTTCGATAAAATTGATATGGTTTTAAAGCAGAAAAAGGAAAACAAGGTAAAATTGAAACCACTTGACTGTCTAGATATTGCAAATATAATCGGCGAGAATGTTGTGTCGGGTGGTGTCAGAAGAACTTCCGAAATTGGTTTATTCGACGCTGATAATGAAAATATAAAATCTGCTAAAAGTGAGTTATATACTCAAGTTGACGGCGAGTGGCAGATTGACGAAAAAATAGAGCACAGGCAAATGAGTAATAATTCTATTTACTATAAAGAGAAACCTACCCGGGAACAGTTAAATTGGCATATCAAGAAAATGCGTTATTCCGGTGAGCCGGGTTTCATAAATGCAGAAGAAGGTGCAAGACGCCGGGAAAATTTCAAAGGCGTAAATCCTTGTGCGGAAATCTTGCTTGACGGCAACGGCGTTTGTAATCTAGTTTCTTTGAATGTGAAAGCATTTGTTAAAAACGGCGATATTGATTTTGAGGATTTAATGAAATCACAGAGAATGAATGTTCGTTCCGCTTATAGAATGGCCTTAGTAGAATTTGAACTGCCAGAGTGGGATTATGTGAACAGCCGGGACAGGTTGGTGGGCCTAAGTCTTACAGGTTGGCAGGACGCAATGAACGCTTTAGGCTGGGAAAATGAGAAAGAAAAACAGGTAGGGTTATTGAGGAATTTGAAAAAAGTTGCCGAGGAAGAAGCAGAAAAAGTTGCGGCAGAATATGACGACGAAGTTCCGGTGCTTGTAACGACTGTGAAACCGGAAGGAACACAAACTCAAATGCCAACAGTTTCCAGCGGCTTACATTATAATCACTCTGCTTATTATATCCGCCGGGTAAGAATTTCAGCTTCCGACCCACTGGTAAAAGTGGCCGAGGAATTAGACTGGAATGTAAAAGACGAAGTGGGCGACAATCCGAACACAAAAGTTTTGGAATTTCCTGTCAAAGCTCCGAAGGGAAAAATCAAATCAGACGTTTCCGCAATTGAACAGCTAGAAACTTATAAAATGTTTATGAAGGAATACGTCGACCACAACGCTTCAATTACAATCCACGTTCGAGATAATGAATGGGAGGCCGTAGAACAATGGCTGTGGGAAAATTGGGATTCAGTTGTTGGCGTGAGTTTCATTTCTTACGACGATAATTTTTACGACCTGATGCCTTATGAAGAAATCACAGAAAAGGAATATCAAGAAATGGCCAAAAATATGAACACTTTCAAAACTCACTTGGTAAATAAATATGAGAGAGAACATCAAAAAGAACGGGAATTGGAACAAGACGAATGCGAAAATGGTGTTTGTCCTGTTCGATAGCAGAGTAGTATTTTGGGCTGTTGTGATTTGGGCAGTTGTGATTATTCATTTGACAGGTGAGAAGTTAAAATAAATATATAAATGGAGGAATTTGAAAATGGAAACCATAGAAGTGAAAGTGGAAAAAATCAACAATTTAGCAGTTTTACCGAAGTACGCACACGAAGGCGACGCAGGTTTTGACTTATATTCGACAGATTGCGGAAGTCTTAAACCAGGCGAAACCAAAGTTTTCGGAACAGGTCTGAAAATGGAAATCCCGAAAGGTTACGCTGTGGCAATCCGACCTCGTAGTGGAATGAGTTTGAAAACCAGTTTGAGAATTGCAAATGCACCCGGGACAATTGATTCTATTTACCGGGGTGAAGTTGGAATAATTTTGCAGAATACTGGAAAGAAAACTCTGCACATTGATATTGGCGACAGAATTGCGCAGGGCGTTCTTGAAAAAATTCCAACAGCTTCCTTTATAGCTGTGGACGACCTGTCAGAAACCGAACGGGGAGAAGGCGGTTTCGGCTCGACAGGAAAACAATAAATAATATCCATTGATAATGAAGCATTTGAACTGGGCTGGCCATTCTTGGCTGGCCCGTTCTTTAAAAGTTTTTTAGAATATATTACAATTTCTTTAAAAAACGCTGGTAATTTGCCCGGAAGTTTGCTATGATGGTGTTAGTAAAGAAAGAGGGGGTGAAAAATAATGAAAAAACAACTAACAGCAGAAGAAAAAAAGAACTTTAACTTAGGCGAATATCTATTAAATAACTAAACCAAAAAATCGAGGAGGAATAAAAAATGAGTAAGAAAATTGAAAGAATGAATGCTAAAATTAGAAATTTACAGCAAACACTGGCGACAGTAAGACAGCAGGAAGCGGATCTTAAAAGAGAACTTGAAAAAACAGTGCAGGAAAAAATTCAAATTTTAAATGAGGAGTTGTAAAAAAATGTATAAAAAATTAGCACAAAAACTAAAAAATTCAGAAAGAATTATAATTCAAAAAGACAGGAAAGGAGGTTGGGTTTCAGACGGATATAAGGCAATCGCTAAAGTTCTATTTAATATAATTTAACTTTAAATTTGAGATTTGAACTTTGAAACCAAAACATAACTGCTGGGCAACAGGCAAAACTGCCCGAAATATTTTTAAAAAAATCAAAGGAGGAATTTAAAATGAATGAACTAGACAAAAAGTTACGTAAGTTGGACGAGGAAGGTAAAGTTGGCTGGAACGAGGAAGGTTTCGAAAAACTGGATTATGATGAAAAGCTGGCGGCAAGTGTTGGTAATTTGATAGGACAGGTTTACAACGGTGGGCTACTTCAATATTACGGAAATGGATATGGATTCGCAGACGAGTTTTTATTTCAAGAAGTTTCAGCGAAGCTGGACGTTCCAAACTTCCGCAATTGGCTCGACGAAGCAATAAGTGCCAACAGAGAATATGAAAATTTAGAGCCAATGCAATCGGCGTTCGACCTTGAAGTAACTTTCGACAGGCTCGACAGAAAGTTTTACGATAAATTAGGCGAAGCATTAGAAAAGGCAACCTGTGAATATTTGAAGGAGGAAAAATAATGAATAAACAAAAACTTTTAAAAGAAGTCAGAAAAGCGGTCGATTACAACGAGCCACTTTTTATGAAAGGCGACCTTGAAGAAATGGTTTATGTGTATTCGCCGGAAGTTGAGCAGGAAATTTGGGATCCATTTTATGATTATACCGGGCTTTATCCAGTCGACCCACTTGAAGAATATTCAAAGGAAACTTTGCTAAAATTTGTGAAAAACTTCCGGGAACAAGTGGAAAAATAAATCAGAAAAAACTGGCGGGATTCGGAAAAAACTTCCGTTTTCCGCTGGCTTTATCTATTAGAATATGTTATAATGGTATTAACATAAGAAAGAGGGGGAAATAAAAATGAAAATTTGGAAGGCAAGCATATCTGATAGAAGGAATAACATAGACGACGACATTTACGCTTTGACTAAAGAGGAACTTGACAGCATAGGATTTAACGGCGTAGTTACTTGGGTCGGCCAAATCACAGGTGAACAGTTTTTAGAAGAATGTAACTGGGGATATAAAAAAGTAAGAACAGCCGTAGAAAAGGAGCTGAAATAATGAGAAAATTTAAAATAATTTTAACTGGCGACAGCGAGATTGAACAGGAATATACAGTTTCAGCCGAGAATGAAGCGGCGGCTTATGCGAAGGCGTACGAATACCGGAAACATAATTACGGTACAAAAATAAAATCAGTAAAGGAGGTGAAATAGGATGTTACGTAAAGAAATACTCACTGAACTGGAAAAAGAAACAGCGGAAGGAAGGCTGAAATATAGTTTTACGCTGGGCGAACTTTATGATATTGACCCGGAAACAGCCAGGAAAATTGAAAAGGAATTTAAAATGGGCGTTGATGATAAATTGGTAATTATTATTACTGACTGGACTATTTGTGGTTTTGCTGACTGGGAAGAAATGGTACCACTATTTGCTGAAAAATACGAACATTTCGATACTGAAACTCTGAAAAGTTACTTGGAGGTGATTTAAAATTAAACCAAACTGCCTGTGTGCAATAGCACCGTTTATTGAAGCACTATTTATTACAAATATAAGGGAGGAATTTAAAATGAAAATTAATGTTTATGAAATAGGGACACGTGTTAGGCTAAACAAAGATGTGCAGAATGATTATTACAAATTTGAAGAAGGAGAGATTGGAAAAGTAATTGAAACTGAAATTTACGAATCAGTGAAAATGGTGAAAGCAGAATTTGAAGGTGGTCGGAAATTGGTAACAGTGGTCGATAATTTAGAAATAATAACCGGCTTTGTGGAAGGCGACGAGGTCGTTTTTGAGAATAGAAAATATGAGGTTTGGGGAACTTCCGAGGATTGTGTGGCCATAAAAAGGCCGGGCGATTACAGGTTGGCGAAGGTGGGAGATTTAAAGTTGGCCCGGAATAGGTTTAACTTGAAAACAGGCGACCAAGTGGAATTGGTTACAGGCACAACTCATAGAATTTTAGGCGGCGGTTTGGATACTTCCGACCAAGTTTATAAATACTTTACCAAGAATTTAGAAATTGGCTCACTTGGAATAGTCTGGGCCAATCAAATTAAAGAAATAACTTACTTGAAGTAATTGGGATATTTAAAATAGGAGGGTTTTAATTGCTAAATAAAATTATAGATTGGTTTTCAAATCTCGGAACTAATGAGAATAATAGTAGTGATGAAGGTATTGTGTTTTATACGAGTAAGTATGATGTCAAAGAAATGTTTGAGAAAGAAAAGGAAGCACATGTCTTAGTCTGTTTCTCACTTTCTGATGAGGGTTGCCAAGACAATGATTATTATACCAAAATTAAAATAATAGAAATGAAGGAGGATTCTGATGAAGAATGACGTTATAATCGAGCCGGGAATGAAAGTTACTTATAAAACTGAATTTGCAGAGGAAAAAGGAATTTTGAAAAGTTTAAGTGGCAATGAACACGCTTTCGTCGTTTACAATTGTAACGGCGACTGGGATAGTTACGAAAATTATACAGCCGAAAGAACTAGAATTTGCGATTTAGAAGAGGGGTGGTAAGGCCCATAAACGCAAATGGATTTGTGTGCCGGGCCAACCACCCGGCTTTCTTCTTTATGGGCCTTGCTTAAAAGAAGTATTTTTTATTGTGAAAAAACTTCCGATTATATTAGCAATACCTGTTAGAATATGTTATAATGGTCTTAGTAAGGAAGAAGGACATAAAAACCGAGGGGGAAATTAAAATGAAAAACACAATGTTAGATAACTTAGAAGCAGAACTTGAAAAGGAAGGAATCACAGACTTCCGAGTTGACGGTGATATGGACGGATATACAGTTACAATCGGAGGCGGCTACCGACAGGTTTTAGTCGATATCCCAAACGACTCCGAGTGGCACTATTTGGAAGTTTACAATCCAAATAAAGACACTTTTCATTATACAGCGAAGCGGAAAGGTTTAAAATCCGTAATCAATTACATTTACAAGCACCTGTAATTGAAACTGAAATTTGAAATTGAATAACATAACGGAGCTGGGCCACTCCTTAAACGGCCCAAAAAATTTTCTTGAAAAAAACTTGAAAAACTTATGAAAAATGCTGGCTTTATTGGTTAGAATATGCTACAATGGTAGTAGTAAATAAGAGAGGGGCGAAAAATAATGAGAGATTTTAACTTAGGAGAATACTTAAATAACAACGGGAAAGAGAAAATGAAGGAACGGGAAAGCAAAAGAACAGCCGACAGCGAACTGATAGATAAATATAAAAATGAAATTGAAAGTAAGATAGGGGATTTTGGAATTTGTGAGGTTTTTGAAGACGGCGAAGTAATTGTAGAAAATGAGTACGGCGAACTTTATTCAGTATTCGAATCATCAATAATCGACAAACTATATATAAGAAGAAAGGAGGAATATTAAAATGTTAGGGATTAGAACAGGGAATGATTGGCAACAAATTTTAAGAGAGGAACACGCAGAACAGCGGCGAATGAGAAATGAACGTTGCCGGGAATTAGAGGAAAGTTTGGAGAACTGCCGGGCCATTTATGGAAGGCTCGAGGACGCAGGTTTCAAGGACGAGGAAGTTTTCACAAGGCTGGATAATATCGAAGAAAGTCTGCTGGAAGTTCTAAATAAATATAACGGTTGAGTTTTTAAAAAAATCAAAGGGGGAAACATAATGAAAGAAGTAGTTAGTAAGGAATTTGTTTTGACACCGGAAGCGGCAGAATTGGCATTTAAAAGACATGATTCAATCGTAGTGGCCATTTGCGACAATGAAATATATAAACTAAATACTGTGAAAATGAATTTAGGTGATAATTACGAATATGCTTTTATTGCAATTAACGGTAAGACTTGGCTTAATGGAAGTTCCAAGGATATTTACCAAATGATTGAGCAATGTCAGAGTTATTGCAGACTGCTGGTTTTTGAAAATGAAATAGAATATTTCGAATGGCTCGCCAAAAAGGGAAAGGGGATTGTTAAATAATGAAAAAATTAGATTACATTTTAGAAGTGCATGACTTGGTGCGGGAACTTTACCGAGATTATAATGTGTTGGGAATATCAGAGGATAGTATTCATTTGAAGATTGGTGAGTTTTTGAAGCACTTCGGGAATGAAATCGAAAGTTATTCTTGGGTCTTTGACGAGGATAGAGTTTCCGGAGGGGCTTTTCACTTATACTCCTATTATCAAGGAATGAAATTTGTCGGAGTTTTCAATGATTATAATATGAATGAATATTTCCGCTTTGTGAACAATAATGAAAAAGTTGGCAACTTACGGGAAGCAATGCAAATCAAATTTAAGGAGGTAAATTAAATTGAAAAACAATAATTTTGCAGATAACAAGCATTTAGAAAAACTTGGGGCGGCCGGAAAAACTGAATTGCTTTGCCCGGAATGTGGCTGGGCGACTACTATCAAGAATATTGATTTTAAAACTATAATTGTAATGCACCGAATGCAAAGAATGAGTGGTTTTGAATCTATACAGGCCAATTTGGATTCGGAGGACCGGACTTATTTCTGTCCGGTGTGTGGTGAGGGAAGTATTGCTAAAGAATGGGAGGTGGCATAGATTGAAATATATTACAAAAGAGGGCGTTTTGCTACTTAAAGCATACAGGATAGACGAGCTGGAAAAATTCCCAAAGGCTGTTGCAATAAAAAAACTGTCAGAGTTTCAGCCGTTCACTAAGGGTGATTTCACAGAGGAACAAATCATTCAGTTCAGCAACGCAAATGAGTATCTATACACCAAAAAGGGCGAGCATATTCCTCTAATATACACAGTTGGCCCGTCGGGAAGTATCTGTGCAATGAATTTGAAAGTGGCCGGAGAGCAAATTCCGGTGAAAATTCAGAGCAAATTTTAATAAATATGGCCCATTTTATATAAAATGAAATAAAATGAAATAAAATTTTATATAAATTCAGCTCCCGTTTTACACAGCGGGAGTTTTCTATTTCCAAAATATGTCTGCTTTATGTTAAATTCGTTGGATATTGTGCGAACTTTGTACAAGGTTTTAAGGCGTTTTATATAAAAAGGGCCATAATTACTTTGTACTTCATTTCACTTTCGAAAAAATATATGGCAAATATGGAGGTCAAATCGGAAAACTTTTTTAAAAATGAGGGAAAAGGCGTTAGAACATATTTTAGCGATTTTTAAAAAAGTTTTCTATTATTACTTCCATATTCCTTATATGTACTTTCTTTTCTAAAACTATTTTAAAATAAAGTACATATAAAAATAAGTATTTAGTTTGAAATAAAAAAGTTTTCGAAAAGAAACGCCATATTCGCCATATTTTTTCCTTATATTACCAATGCTGACAGTAATAACTAACAATTAGTAAAGGCTTCCATATATGTTTTATGCTGTAATTGACTGGTCTTTTTTGGGCTTCACTTCCTTATTAAAACTTTATTTCCATTTATACTCTTTTATTGGTTTTTATTTCCAAAGAGAAAAAATTCACAAGGTTTTATATAAAAACGTTAATTTTTACTATAAATGTAATATATTTTTGACAAAGTTATTAAAATCAGATATAATTAGGGTAGAATACAAGGAGGTGGAAATTTTGAAAATTTCAGACAAAATTGTAAAGATGAGTGTCGAGGAAATTCTTCCTTACCACAACAATCCAAAAAAGCACCCGGCAGAACAGGTCGATAAAATTGCGAGCAGTATCAGACATTACGGTTTCGTTCAGCCGATTGTAATTGACGGAAATAATGAAATAATTTTGGGCCACGGAAGATTTCAGGCCGCAAAGAAACTTAAAATGGAAGAAGTGCCTGTTGTAGTGAAAGACGATTTAACCGAAAGCGAGGTCAAGGCTTTAAGAATTGCCGACAATAAAGTGGCCGAGAGTGATTGGGATATGGATATGCTAGAACTAGAATTTGAGCAGATAGAGGACGAGTTTTCCGGTTTTGACCCGGACGAGATAGAGGATATTATGGCCGACTTTAATGACGAAGTAAAGGACAAAGAAGACCTGTCGGACAAAATTCACGAAGAATTTCAAGTGATTGTAAAGTGCGAAACGGAAGCAGAACAAGAGCAACTTTTTTACCAGCTTACAGAGGAGGGTTACAATTGCCAAGTTTTAACATTGTAAAAGAAATTGAGCCGGTTGATTCATTTAGAGTGTCTAGTGTTAAAAGTGCTTTTGACTTAAAGGTTGAGAGGGTCAAGGAACAGTTCAAGGGCAATATTGATATTGAAGGTAAAGACTGGAACGTTGGTTTAATTGTGGGAGGAAGTGGAACAGGAAAAACCACAATTGCTAAAGAGGTTTTTGGCGAGGAATATATTACTGATTTTGAATACAGCGGTGGTAGTATAATTGACGAAATGCCAAAAAGCAAATCAGTAAAGGAAGTCGAAAAACAGTTTACGTCAGTTGGTTTTGCAAGTCCACCGAGTTGGCTGAAACCTTATCACGTTTTATCCAACGGTGAAAAAATGAGAGCAGATTTGGCCCGGGCGTTACTCGAGGAAAAAGAAATGGTTGTATTCGACGAGTTTACTTCTGTGGTCGACCGGGACGTTGCAAAGACCGGAAGTTTTGCCGTCAGTAAGGCTGTGCGAAAAGCTGGTAAGAAGTTTATCGCTGTGGCCTGTCATAAGGATATCATTGACTGGCTGGAGCCAGACTGGATTTATGATACAGACCAAAAGAAGTTTTTTTTTACCCAGAACAGGAAAGACCAAAACGACCCGAAATCAAACTCGACATATATAGAGTTGATAACGCTCTTAAAGGGAAAGTTTGGGACTTATTCAAAAAGTACCATTATCTAGACCACGATTTGCACAAGGCCGCTGAACAATGGGTCGGAGTTTGGGAAGGTAATATTGTGGCCCACACAGGTGTCATTCAGTTTCCGCTCCGTAAAGGCTGGAAAAGAGTTCACAGGCTGGTAGTTCTCCCGGACTTTCAAGGAATAGGAATCGGAACGAGATTTATAACAGAAGTGGCCCGGGAATATATAAAGCGGGGAAAGAATATGAGTTTAATAACGACCACTCCCGCTTTAGTTCACGCTTTGAAAAAACACAAAAACTGGCCGCTTGTGAGATACGGGAGAATTAAAAGCACAATGGGTAAAATGAACAATAAATATGGGCTTGATAATAAACACTTAGGTGACAAAAATTCGACAGGCAGAATAACTTATTCATTTGAATTTGTGAAAGATTAACAGGAGGTGATTTACAATGGGAAAGGGATATCCTTGGGCGGAAATAAAAAACCGTTACGAAACAGGGCAATACTCTATGGACGAACTCGCTGACGAATATGGTTTCCACCCGGAATACGGTCGGACTAAAGCAAGGAAGAACGGCTGGGAAAAAGGTCGTTTAGCTGAAAAGATAGACGCAGAAGCGGCCCGGAAATTAATTGGCGAGCAGTCAGATAAGGAAGCAAAATTGAGGGCTGAATATGAGAAAATTATAACCAATATCAGACGTGGAGCTTATAACGCTTTATTCAAGGAAAAAAATCATTCAAGGCTAAGACAGTTCAAGACAGCCGCCGGAATAATGGAAAAGTGCCGGAAAGAGCAATGGGAAATCAATGGGATAAAAGAAACAGCCAAAGACGTAAATCAGCTCGTTCAGATTGTGGATGATATTGATGAGTAATCCATATCTTAAAGACAAATTTGAACGCTGGCTGATACGCTTTCGGCCCGAGTTACTTTGTGAATATGAACGAGGTTACGACCGAGGAAATATAGAAATTCATTTAGTTGATTGTGAACAGTTCCGGGCTTATCATTTATATCACGAAGGAAAACTGCTCGGAACATTGCTTGAGTGAAACAGGGAGGTGGTTTTTGAATGGCGAACGTACAATTAAGCGACATAGTATTAGATAATTTTTACGATTTTTGGAATGCAACGAAGGACGACAGTTATATTTATTACGTTCTTAAAGGCGGTCGTTCTTCCGGAAAATCCTCCCAAATTGCTTTAAATAGACTTCTTGAAACAATGAAAAATCCGGTAAACGGACTGGCTGTCAGAAAATATGCTAAATATGTGCGTGAATCAATTTTCACAGAATTTAAATGGGCCGCTCGAATGTTGGGCGTCCGTCATTTATTCCAGTTCAAGACTTCGCCAATGGAAATCATTTATAAACCGAGAGGAAATAAAATCCTGTTGGCCGGTGCTGACGACCCACAGAGAATTAAGTCATTGAGTACCGAGGAATTTCCTTATACTTGGCTGTGGATAGAAGAACTTGCGGAGTTCAGAACAGAAGAAAAAGTAACTGTAATAGAAGATAGTATAATGAGAGAGGAAACCGGGTATTCATATAAAATATTCTTTTCTTACAATCCGCCGCAGAGAAAAACTAATTGGTGCAACAAGAAATTCAATTCCGTTACAATCCCGGACTTCTATTATATACATCATTCTGATTATACAAGCAATCCATATATCGCCCAGCAGACCTTACAGAAAATAAATCACTTGAAAGAGGAAAATGAAAGAAAATATAGACACACTTGGCTCGGTGAGCCGATTGGCTCGGGTGTTGTTCCCTTTGATAATCTAGAGTTCAGAAAAATAACTGACAAGGAAATAAGAAGGTTTGATAATATCCGGCCCGGGATTGACTGGGGCTATGGAGCAGACCCGTTTTCTTATGTCCGCTGGCACTTAGATAAAAAACGGAGAATTTTATATGCAATTGATGAGATTTATGAGGTAAAATTGAGCAACAGGAGAGCGGCTAATAAAATAAAGGCAAAAGGTTATGAAAATGATTTGATAATTGCTGATAGTGCCGAGCCAAAGTCAATTGATGAAATGAAAGAATACGGAATCAGAATTGAAGGTGCTTCCAAAGGCCCGGGGTCAGTCGAGTATGGAGAAAAGTGGCTGGATGACCTTAATAAAATTGTGATTGACCCGGACAGAACTCCGAATATCGCAAGGGAATTTGAGAATATTGATTATGAAACAGACAAGGACGGGAATATAAAAAACAGGTTAATGGATAAAGACAATCACACAATAGACAGCACCCGTTACGCTTGTGAAAGAGATATGGAACGACAAATTGATTTACGACCAAGAAGTAATAAACCGAGAGGATTTTAGGAGTTGATATTAAATGAGCTATCTATCACAAGGCGATTACTGGCCGCCAACCGAGGAAGACAGAAAACGGTTGGAAAGATACGAAGAAAATAAAAAACTATTTGAAGGAAGGCACGACGAAGTTTTCAAAAAAGTACAGCGTCAGCTTGAAAGTTCTGACGAAGCCGCAATAACTTATCTAGTGGCAAACTACTGTGGGCTTTTGAGTAAACTTTCAGCCGATATGCTATTCGGGGAACATCCGGAATTTAAGGCCGAGAGTGAAAAGACTGACGAACGCTTGCAAGAATTGATACAGAGTAATGACCTGTTTACTAATTTATATGAATCAGCTTTAGGAAATAGTTACCGGGGCGACGCTTGTTTCAAAGTTCGTTACGCCAAACCGAGTGCTTACGCAGAGGAAAGAGAGATTTTAATTGAAACGCAAAATCCCACTTACTTTTTTGTAGAGCAAGCTGATGATGATATTAGACAAGTGAACAGACAGATAATCGCTTGGGAATTTATGAAAGACACAACCGGCGACGATATAGAAGATACTCGCTTTCTGAAACTTGAAGTACACGAGCCGGGAAGAATTTACCACGAACTTTATATTATTTCCGGACTTACAATTCAAGAACAAGTTCCGCTTGAAACTTTATATCCCGAGCTGGAAGAGGTCGAGGAAACAGGAATGGACGACTTCATTATTGTGCATACTCCAAACTGGAGGAGCGACGAAAACTACTGGGGCTATTCTGATTACCTTGATATGAAAAGTTTGCAGGACGAAGCAAATAACAGAATATCTCAAATATCAAGAGTTCTAGACAGGCACGCCGACCCAAAAATGAAAGGCCCAGCCGAAGCTATGGACGAAAATGGTAATGTGGATATAAGTGGGAGCAGATACTTTCCGTTCACTAAAGAAACAGCCGAGCCGAATTATTTGACTTGGGAAGCTAAACTAGAATCAGCTTTCAAGCAGGTTGACTATATGCTGAAAATGATGTTTCTAGTTACTGAAACTTCTCCCGACGCTTTCGGTCTAAGTGAAAGTAGTATGGCTGACAGCGGAATTGCATTGAAATATAGGCTTATGAGATTGTTCTCAAAAATTGCCCGTAAGAAAATGTATTATGACAGCGGGATAAAAGAACTCCTGTATAAAGCACAGCTAATGGATGTTTATCACAATAATAAAAATTATGAACCGGAAAGACCTTCTGCAACTTGGCGAGATGGAATACCCGACGACCCGAAAGAACTTTCCGAGATAACAGAGAACTTGAATAGGGCAAAGGCTATAAGTGTCGAGCAGAAAGTCAGAAAGAACAATCCGGACAAGAGTGAAGATTGGATACAGAAGGAAACAGCCCGGGTCGAAACTGAAATAGACGAAGCAAATAATTCAGCACCACAGACGATATAAGGTGGTGGTTAAATGTCAATCTATAAAGATTTAAAAGGTAAGCTCGAGCTAATTGAAAAAAATCCGGTCGAAAAAGAAATAAATCAGATTGTGAAAAAATATAAACTGGTTACAACGAGTATTGACGGGGATTTAGCAAGGCTTCAAGGAATGGATGACCCGGAAAATATTCTGCCGGAAATGCGGAAAATAAAAAAACGGGCTGACGACGCTCTGAAAGACCTTTCAAAAAGTGCTGAAAACTTTGCCCGAATTGCCGCACCAAAGAGTGAGCTTTCCGGCGAACAATTAGCCAATAGTTTTATTAAAAGGCAAAGCAAAGTTGTGGATAAAGACGGCAACGTTGAAAAGCTATTTGACTTAGTTCCCAAAGACAAGGAAGCGGTAAGGCAAATCACAAAAAGTGTCACCGAGGATATGCTTCGGGACGTCAATTTAATAAATAATGATTGGCGAAAGCGATTTGACGACACAGTCCGTAAGGGAATAAATGATATAAGCAGTCTTAATTTCAAAAAGGCGGCCGCAGGGCAAAAAGAAGGTATCGGCCGCAACCTTTATAATCAAATAAAAGACGAGGGTCTTAAATTAGTCGATAGGGCCGGGCGGAAATGGGAGCCAGATAGATATGTGAAAATGTATTCCCGGACACGTTCAAGGGAATTGCAGACACAGGGAATAAAAAACAGAATGAATGATTACGAGTTTGACCTTGTGAAAATTTCAGACCACGTTGACGTTGACGGAATGGATATTTGCAACGTCTATGAAGCTAACGTTTATTCGCTTTCCGGAAACCACCCGGACTACCCAGCTTTATCAGACGAGCCACCGTTCCACCCGAATTGTGCACACGTAATGACGCCTTGGATTGAAAAATATAATAAGGCGGTCAATGAAAATCCAGTCGTTACTGATGTCAATCCGGACTATAAAAAATTGCACCCGGAACTTCCAAATGAAACACTTAAGAATTTAGAAAAAACTCATAATGAAGTTCTAGAAAAAGGTCTTAAAACCGGGAATGAAGAACTTTCATTGATTTACAAACAAGACGGCCGTAGAGCTTTCAAGAACATTGGTGGCGATTCAAGTTCAGTTACTTTTCCACCGGAGCTTACTGATACTTTGAGAAAAGGAAAGAAAAATGAGTTCATTCTAGTTCACAACCACCCGGGAAGTTCTTCTTTTTCTGATTCGGACTTGATGATTTTAAATAAATTCGATTCGATTGACAGTTTAACGGTACAGGGCCACGACGGTACAATGTATCGAATGTCAATGAAACCAAATACAGTTCAGCCAACTCTTAAAATCCCAGACTATTACAGCGAGGAAAAGATGAATTTATATGACAAATATACAATCAAAGTAAGGAATGAGGGAATGGCCCAAAATAGAGCTTGGCAGGAACACAGTAATGAAATTTCAGAAAAACTGGCAGAGAAATTTGGTTGGGAATATAAACGAGTGAAACCAGAGGGGGTATAAACTGTGGCTGAAAAAGACGGACTTGACTTGATAGACCAAAAACCGGACTATTCTAAAACGCCGCTTGAAAATATGAAAGACCTCGCAAAGCAATATGAAAGTATTCAAGGTAAAGTTCCTAAGTGGCTTTCAGACAGAATAAAAGCTTATGAAAAAGAAAAATAAACTATTTAAGAAATTCTTTGTAAAATATTTGAAAGTTGTAACATTTTAGTATATAATGAACTTGATGAGAAGTCCAGTCCAAACTGTGAATGACTTAAAAAGCTCCTGGTAAAAGCTGACGAGCTTCTAATACGGCAGGCCACGAGCCTAAAAATCGGAAATGGGAGTTGTTTACTAATGGAAGAATTAATTAATTTTTTACAGGAAAACGACGTAGAAATAACTGACGAACTGAAATCAGAGATTAAGAATATTTGGAATGAAAATATTCCAAAGACTGACGACCTTTTTACACAAGAGGACGTCAATAAGATTGTGGAAAAACGTTTAGCCCGGGCAGAAAGCAGTTACCAAACTGAAATTGACGAGCTTAAAACAGCAATGGAAGATATGATTGACCCAGAGAAGGTTGAAGCATACGAAACAAAGATAAGCGAATTAGAAGAAGCGGCAACAGAGCGGGAAAAAGAATTAAAGACTGATTATGAATTACAGCTTTCCGCAAAGGAAGCCGGCGTTTCTGATTTGGACTACTTTGAGTTTCTTGTAACAAAGAAAGGAATGCGGGATAGACTAAAACTTGACGAGGAAGGAAATGTTGTTGCAACAGATAAAGAAGGCAATATTCTGACCGAAGACGGAAAGAAATTAGGTGCTTCTGCTCTTGTGAAAGAATTGGCAGAAGAAAAACCGGACATCATTGGTGAACAGAAAAAAGGAAAAGACATTGGTGGTGGCGGTGGAAATCCCGGAGGAAGCGGCCCGAAAGATAAAATGAAGAATACCCAAAGTTTAGCCCAGCAACTAGGGTACAAATCTAAGAAGGAGAGTGAATAAGAATGACTTTAAAACCAAAAACAAGTGAAGAATTAGAATTTATTAATATATTAAAGTCAAAGCACGCAAGATACATTGACGGTGCAAGAGTTATTGACAAAGACAAAGTGGCGGCAGACTATTTAGCTCCCGGAGCGGCAATTGGAAAAATTACCGATTCAGCTAAATATGGCCCAGTTACTAGAAGTGAGTTGGATACTGTGGATAATTCCGCAAATACTTTCACTTTAAAAGCAGAAGCATTCAATTTTCAAGTTGGCGACGTTCTAGAAACTTTAGACGCTGACGGCGTTATTGAAGAAAACGCTTCTGATGACTTAACAGTAACAGCGGTTGACGGTGTGGTCTTGACTGTAAATAACATTGAAAGTACAGAACACAACGCCGCTTTATTTGTGCAAAAAGCTGACGGCACAAGCAAAGCTGAATTTATTTGTACTGAAATGGTTGACGTTTCCGAGGAAGACGCACTCGTTGGTGGAATTGTGCACGGTGCAGTTTACGCTGATAGACTTCCAAACTATGACGAAAAAGTTGCCGCAGATTTACCAATGATTTCTTTTGAGTAATATAAAATTTAATTCACAGGGAGTGAGATTTAATGCCTAAAACAAAATTGATTGAAACAATAGAAAATGAATTTGGAATTGACTATAAAGGATTTTTACAGGAAGTTGACGAGCCGGAAAATTATATCGGTGCGAATTTCCTTCCAGTAACACAGGAATACGATTATGACTGGGTGTATCATATTTTCGATAACACCACAGCAATGGCTAAACTAATGTCAAGGGGCGACGCCGAAGCACCTATTGTAGGCGGGCCAGCTATTAAAAAGGTTGCAGGTTCAGTCGCACCTTTCGGACAGAAGTTTGAAGTCAACAAAGCACTCTTAAATAAGATTTTCAATCCAAGAAACGATAATGAATTGAAAAGAAATTTAAAACAAATTCTCGACGAAAGTGCAAGA